AGTGCCTATTTTAACTGGATAGACAAACCGCTTTTAAAGTTCTCATTTTGGTTGGATGAGTAAACCGCTTTTAAAGTGCCTATTTTAACTGGATAGACAAACCGCTTTTAAAGTTCTCATTTTGGTTGGATGAGTAAACCGCTTTTAGTATTACCTTAGATATAGTATGCCACTAACTGTAATTAAATGTCAAGAAAAAACTTGAGTAAAGAGGGGATTGAAATTAATTAAGTTTACAAACCCCTCTATTCCTGTTATACTATTAATGCTTTTTAATTTGTTAGTTGGTTTTGTTGTTGGGCAAAGCCAACTTTCTTTTTCCATCGTTTTAATATATAGTCTACCCCTCTGGCACTCACAAGTGTAACTGGAATATCTACAACTTCACCTTTAATCAGCATAGGTTTCACCACTACGGAAAAATATCCTGCGTCACAAAATTGTTGTTTAGGTAAATTATGACGTTCGCTTTTCGACATTAATATATCTTCATCTCTAAGAAATTTGAATAACTTATTACGACCTTTAAGCTTTAATACTTTGGCAACTTGGAGCATAGTCATATTGGTTTTTAAATTGATTACTTGCTCATATAATTCTAATTTGGGTTTATTTTGTTCAAGTTGTTTTTGAAGTATTTCCAATTCATTTCTTCTTAAACCTTTTAATATTTGCCTTACCCAAGAGCGAAACTCCTTAGCTGTTTCAGTTCTTGCTAACATTGTTACTTCATATATGCCATCTTCAGTAAAAACCCTTGTTTCTTGCATTCCAGAAGGGGAAGTCATTCTGACGCTACCTGAAAATTCACTATTTTTAAGATATTCATTTCTTTCAGCAAGTTTTCTTATAGATTTACCTGGATCGGAATATCCTAAAATTGTACCTAATTGTTGACCTGTCATTAAAACTTCATCATTCTGATTCTTCCAAAAATCACACTCAATACCTTGAAATTGTTCTGATTTATATAGCACCAAATCATTCATGGTATTCACCACCGAAACAATCAGGTTCTTCAGGAACTTCAATTTCACCTACGAATTCTGCAATACAATCACTACAGAAAGATAATCCGTTAACCACATCACTATATCCATCATATGGATTTTCATAACAATCATAACCACAAACATGCCAATTAACTGCTTCGGGTATTAGTATGTCTTTACCGCATTTTTGACAAATAGGGTACTTAGGTTCTTTTTCTAACAAACAAATATCAATTACAAATTCATTGGTTTTAAAAGTTATAACATCATGATAAACATCATCATTCCATAAATTTGTAATTTCAATTACCTTATCTAGTTCAAAATAAGTATTAGATTCTTCTTCTGTTTGATCTTGAAAATAAATTTGATTATCTGAATCAATATAATAGGTAAAATTTTGATAGACATAAGTTGCTGATACAATACTTTCTAATAAAGAATGAAAACAAACCTCACATTTCCTCTCTGCAAATTGATCTAGTAGTTGATAATTCCTTTGATTTTCCATTATAAAAGCCTCCATATAAATAATAGTTAAGATAGTTATGAACTACCCTACGATTATCAGTATAGAGGTAAGCATACAAAATGTCAATAATTTTTTTACGATTATTTAATAAAAATTTTACTATTCGTCTATAATAATATAATCAAATAAATCATCAACTTTACAATCAAAAAATATGGCAAATTTTAATGCAACATCAATCATCATATTATCTGTTTGCATAATTTGATAAAGTCTTGATTTACTGATACCTAATTGTTTGGCAATCCAAGTTTTAGTTGCTCCTGTTTTATTTTGATATTCAGTTATTCTTTCTTCTATCTTATTAATTATTTTAATCTGCAATTTCATCCACACTCCTATACCACAATTATATCATATGTTTTAATACCATATGTATTAAGAGATTGTGTTTGTATTGTTATCTTATCATAGTATATGCACCAATGTCAAATAATATTTATATTATTGTTTTAATATATAATTTAAAAGTAGTTAAAAACCACTCTTAAATTATATCTAAATAGTGATAATAAATCTTATTTAAACTTTAATGTTTTTTCAAAAACATTAATAATCTCTTTGATATTACCAGCGTTTGATTCATCACAACAAATACTTATTACATAAAATTTACAATTACCATTAGTCCAAATATAAAACTTATTCCTTAAAAACGGACTTTAACTATAATCAGTATATTCAATAATAGAGATATTCCCATTTATAAAACTACCATCATCTATCATTTTATAATCAATTTTAGATAGTTTATATTGATAAAAATATTTCTTAAAACCCTCAATGGTATTTACATTAGGAATATTTAATTTACTTACTGTTAAATCAATTCTTTTATCTGTAAATTCTTTCCCTTGTATTTCTTTTAAGTTAGCTAGTGAAGTGATTGTATATTGATCAAACATTTCTCTATCTTCTTCCCAACTTGCAGGATAATTAAAAGATAGGGCAGGGGTATCAAAAATCTTAACTGGGAAACTTAAGGTTGTATTTTGTTCTGTTTGTTTATTAGTCTGATTACTTTGCTCTATAACTTGCTCGCTTGATTGCTCACTATTACTACTTATAACCTCATCCTTACATCCACTAACCAAACTCATCAAACCAAATAAACCACTCAATACAAAAGCAACAAACACATACCTTGCATACCTATTAAATCTTCTATCCTTACGATCTACTCCACTTATCCTATCCCTTTTACCAATCCCATATAAATCATCTATTCTATCCAATTTATCTATTCTATCCATTTATTTACACCTCCTAATTAATAGTACAATTTTATAAGTAAATTGTACAGTTTATAGTTTAATTAGTTAAAGGTTATGTAAAAGTGTGGATTATTATACTATAAAAATAAATAAAATTAAATAGGATAAATATTATATTAATAAATAGGGGATAGAAAATAGATTATAATCAAAACTCTGGTAAACATCTTCCAAATATTCTATAATTAAACAGCGTGGTTAAATACTCGTTGTGATTCAGGATCAAACTCTCCAATGTTTATTCTGCAATCATGAGGTGATTTTATGAAACAACTTTATAACTGTGGGTTGACCACCCTTTATATTTTGGGAGCAATCGCAAGTATTTATGGTGTAATTCTCATATACATAAGGTAAGCACGTAATAGGGAGTAGTGACCAGCTACTCTCTATTCTATTTTTAGGATAGGCACGAACTATCCTAATTTGTTTTTGGGGTGATTGGAGAATTGAAGATTTGGAGAGTTTAATTGTCACACAACAAGTATATTTTCACGCTAGTTAAATGCCTATAAATTGGGATTTGTAAATCCAAAAATCATTACCAATTGGGATATTGACTACAACTTTTCTTCTTCCTTAATTTCAGTCTTACTATTCATTTTCTTATTAATCATTTCTTTGATCTTATCTCTAACTTCTGCCTTACTTTTTGGCTTTATATAGGAAGCTCTAGTTGTTTCCGTACTCTTGTGATTTCCCATCTCAGCCGCTAAACTAAGATCCCCAGTTTTCTCATAAATTCCATTCAAAGATGTTTTTCTTACGCAATGACTGTGGAAATCTTCTAACCCAATAATAGTGCCTATCTTTGTAATTCTTCTTTGTAAAGATCCTTTACTCATTTTATTGTATTGTTTCCCATAAAAACTTAAAAAGATAGCATCTACTTCAAGATTATCTAATTCTTTTCTTAATTCAAACCATTCTTGAATAAGTAATAAAGTTTCATCACTAATACTGACTTCAACTTTATATCCTCGTTTTTCCCTTATATTAGTGAATACACAATTATCCATATCCAAATCACTAATTTTAAGTCTTTCTATTGCCCCTATCCTATTTGCACTATCCAACATTATTTCAAATAGTAACCTATCAATAATATCAAATTTCTTTTCATCTTTTAATCCCGCACGTATTTGTTCAATCTGATCATCAGTTAGAAAATATGAATTTATAATATGTTCATCATTCGCATATTTCATTCTCTCTAATTTCTTATCAAAAGGATGCCTATCAATTAATCCACGTTTCATTGACCAAAGATAAAAAGTTGAAACTGCCGCTAATTTATTATTAACTGTTTTCTTATTATTTTTGAGAGTCTCAACACAGAATGAAATAAAACCTTCCATAATATCTACGGCATTATCAAAAATATCTTGTGAATATAAATCGATATTATCCCATTCTTCAGATAGATAAACTAAGAATTGCATGAAATTTGCAGAATATGTAGCGAAAGTAGTTTCTTCTACGTCTTTATTTTTGATTATATTGGATTTGAGATATTTATTATATTTTGATTGATTTTCAGGATTTATTTTAGCTTTACGTTCTTTAGTAAAGTATTTTATTTTAATTATTTTAGCTATGGTAAACAACTCCTTTATATTCGTTTAATCTCAACACAAATAAATGCCTACTAAAGCAATAGGCATTGGTTATGTTGATTTTATTTATATTATAATTATAAAAATTATGCTAATTCCTTCTTTAGTTTTTCAACTATGTATATTTGCCCTTTTGGAGTAACTTTAGTTGTTCTTGTGAGTTTTGTCCCATAAGGAGTATCAACACTTCTTTCTTCGACCACAAAAATACCTGAATTCATTGCTGTTTGATATGGTTCAGTTGAAGGTTTTTGCATAATCATTTTCCATTCTCTCAACTTATTAAATAATCTATTCTGTCCAATATTTATACCTTCATCATTAACTACTTTTGCTAATTCACGCATAAGAATATTATCTTTTGATTTTAATGCTGTTTCAGCAAACACTACTAAAGGTTTTTGTTCTTCAACTTTCTTTTCTATTTCAATCCTCTTTGCTCTCTCTTCTTTAAGTTGAGTTGCTAATTGAATAATAAAATCAGGATCAGACAATGTTTTCTCAATGACTTCTTCTGTCATATATGCACCATGTTTACGAACAGAAGGTAATAATTCAGATGTAACCCATTTTTTGAATTGTTTAGCTTCTGGTTTTCTACTTCTTATAATTGCAGAATATAGACCAGATTCATTAATCACCGTCATTTCTTGATTCCCACCAAGGGTACTACAATTAGTAGTATCCTTTTCATCTTCATCTAAACCCTTTGTCATACTCCATGCATCTTTGAAGTCAAGGATACTTGCAATATCTTTTGCAACAAACCAAGGTTCTCCTTTAATTTCAATAGTTCTTACTTCTCCAAATTGCTCATTAGTAAATACCTGTAATTCATTTTTCATAAAAATAATATCATCCTTCCATAATTATAATTTGCGACATAGCAAAATAGAGCCTTCAACCTATTTCTAGGCGGCTCTATTTTCTATATTCATCTCATCTCATCTCGTCAAATAATTATAAAAGGAGTGGGTATTCTCACTGACCACAAATTTTCTCTGTAAATATAAATAGAGCAGGGGATTAATAAATTAATAAAAATCCACTACTCTAAATCATCAATTATTAAATTAATGTTTAAACCACTATTAATCCTTGTCGAATTAATCCGGCCTTCATAGCATCAACATGAGATTTGCTATTTTCCATATTCTCTCTTGCCGTTTCCAGAAAGTCCCGTGGCTCATTCCACCATTGGTCTTTTGACCCATACCCGTATACCATTGCAGAAGTTAAATCTAAGTCCCACGGTAATTTACTTTTGGCCTCATCCCAAACCTTTAATGAAATTTCTGAACCACTTATATTTACATCATGATTCATCTCATTAGTATCTCCCAATGATCCATTTGTTAGGTCACGCCTATCGTACCAAACAGGATTTCCACTTTTGTAAATTTTCTCATCAACTGCTTTTTGAGTTTCGATTTTAACGGTTTGGGCAACTTCTACATTTTGTGCAGAAGCCACTTTTGCCAAAATTAGTTTTTCAAGTTCTGCTAGGGTAGATGCTGTGTTATTTGCCACTTGAATCAACTACTTCATTATCAACAGCAAAATCTTCAACATTTATATTATCTTCTTTACTCTCATTTAATTCTTCTAATGCTTTATTTAAATTCATATTAAACTTCTGCATAAATTCATTTACTTTCTTAATTTCATCATCAGAAATTTGTTCAATCAATTTCTCGAATATTCCCAAATCAATTAAATTAGAAATTAAATTTAGTTGTTCTGCAAATTCTAAATCCTTTGGAATTTCTAAAGAAGTAAAATTGCAAATTATCATCAACATGAAGTAACTAATCTTAGAACATTCATCCAATTCCTCAAGTTTCTTAACATTCTCAGATTTGAGAAAATCCATAATCATCTTTTCAATCTTTGTAGTTTTGAAAACAGTATCGATTTCAACAAAATAATCCTTACCGTCTACTGGAATACAAACCGTCTTTGTAGTAAATTGTTTAGATGAAGCATTTTTAATTACCGATAAATCCAATTTATTTGTTCTCTTTGCCATATGTATAATTCCTCCGTTATATTTATATTTTTATATTATCGTTTTAATTATAGGTTATTTGAGTAGGGGAGTCAATCATATTTTTATATTATCGTTTTGTTGCTATTAATTTAAACTATCCATAAATTTTTCTATATCATAACCATACCTAACTTTCTTTTTCTTCTGTTCTACAAGAATACAATTATCCCTGCAATAATCAATAGGTATAGACTTTCGATCTGCTTCAATTATGTACTGATTGAATTGCTCAATTGACATAAAATATGTTTCTTCATGATCTCTAAAATTTATTAGAAACCCGATAAACATATGGTTCGCATTTTTATTAAATGCTTTAGTGAGTCCTTCTAACTGTGAATTTTTTATATTACCAAAGGGCAATGAACTTTTTAATACACTTTTTAATTCTAATAATACTAATTTACCTTGATAAAATATTTCCATATCACATATATTTGTTGCTTGGAATCTTGTTTTATTATCTTCTCCTTGCCCCCAAGAGCTAGTGCCATCCCTGAATCTATACACAAATAAATTATCTACCTTGTCACAAGACTGTTTAAAGTCATCTTCAAATTTTTTACCTTCATTTTTTGCCATTGGGTGTTTCCTTTCGTTCTATAAAATCCTAATAAATTCTTAAACAAAATCTAAAAGTCCACAAAAATAAAAACCCCTATAAATGGGGGTTACAGCCATCACAAAACATGATGAAATTGGGGTTTGATAATATAATTTGTTAAAATAAAAGAGAGATAATATATTTAGAAACATAAAATCTCTCTGATATTTATATTGCTAATTTAACTAACTAGCTTACAGTAACATTGGCAGTAGTTCCAACCGTATTTTTACTTGTAATTACGCATGTTATCACTGAAGTTCCTGCCGCTACAGTTGTTATTAAACCTGTATGCAATCCCACAGTACAAGTTCCAACAGTCCCACTAGTAAATGAAAGATCCGCTACAGGAGCAATAAATGGAGCATCACCATTTGAAGGAATTGCCCAAACAACTAAGGTTTCTGTATCAGGATGAGTAAGCGCAACAGTATCATCTTGTATAGCAAGCATAGTTACAGAATCATACCAATTTGAAGAATCAATAGATTCAGTAATTGTTGCATAAATACTAGCACCAGAAACAACAGAAGATAAAGCCATAGCTTTTAATGGAGTTTTTGATACACCAGTAGAACTAAGTTCTAAAGATACACTTCCATCTAATTGTGCTTTAGGTATTTCTACTAAAACGTTACCAATTAAAGTAGATGTTGTTGTACTTTCTCCTGAGAATAATTGTGCATCCAAAACAATTCTCATAACTGAAGGTATAATATTTGCACTAACATTTACTGATCTAGCATTTGCATCTGCCTCATAATACCTTACAATTACATCACCAGTTGATTGCCCAACAAGAGTAAAAGCCTTAGTTGAGAAAGTAAATCTTTCAGTTGATCCATCTGATAATTCAGCCCAACCATAAATAGTTCCACTTGAAGTAGCAATAGGGGTTCCTAATACTGAACCTGCCCCACCAGTAAGAGTAACCGTTTCTTCTTTCCATATATTTGCACCAGTAACAACAGAACTACCTAGTGCTTTAGCAATCATAGAGAGATTAAATTGCTGTTCTTCTAAAGCAATATTCATTGCTGAAGTATGGAAATATACAGTTTGCAATTGATTCCCTTGGCCTGCTCTTATTTCCTGTTTATCTGTAGTAATATCAATTGAATCTGTTAGCATTGTTTTTGAAGAAAATATAAGATTATCATTAGTATCATAGGCATAAGCTTTTGCTACACCACATAAAAATTTTTTCACTAAAACTCCTCCTTTTTATTTAGTAACATTTTCTAATTTATTTTTAAATTGACCATATTCAACAATGGCGTTTGAATATTTTTCATTGGAAATATCAGTCATCCAATGGTCAATTTCTTCCTTAAATGAAACAAAACCACTCATAGAAGCGGTTTTATAAATTTCATAATGTAGTTTATAATCTACTCTTTGGAGTATTTTTGTAAATTTTCTAATTGTAAGATTTTGAATCTCATCCATATTTAAAGAAGTACTAATTAAAACACATATTAATTGATCTTCTAAAGAACACATCTTTTTCTTATGCCTATTAATAAAATCATCTGCTTCTTTTAAAGCTTGTTCAACTTTTGGATCAATATAAGTATCGTCATAGTTTGGCATATTCTGTCTTAATATTATATTTTTAATATTATCAAAATCTTTTTTATTTAATGTTTGAGTTATAAAACTTCCGTCTTCTTGTTTTACTTCTAAAATTAGATTGACTTTATTGTTTTCATCTCTTATATATTTAATATTTTCATTTGCAACTCCACAGCATAAATTTAATAAATCACATAGCATAACGCTATAATATACACCATTAGGATTATTATCTATTAAATAAAAAAGAAAATCTAAATAACTCATACTAATAATTTTAGGATCAGGGGTTTTATTTTTATCTAAAGAAATACAATTAACAGAAGTATAAAAACGCATATAATCTTTCATTTTTACTGGTTTTATAAATAATACTTGTTTTTCGTAATCATCTTTTAATATTGTTAATAATTCTAATTTAATATCATCAGTTATTTCAGAGTTTGATTGTATTTTATTTATTTCTTCTTCCATTACTTTTCTACACTTCATTGAAATCTCTGAAATATAAGGAACGGGATCATCATAGATATAATAATTATCATAAATATCACGGTTATCCATTATGTTGACCTCGTTTTTAAATATAACGTATACCCTGTAAAAGAATCATTAAAATATCTTAATGAAATTGGTCTATCTACAAAAGTTAAAAGTCCTATCCCTCCTACATCTTGACCGTTTAAAGATTCTAATAATAATTTTATAATAGTAGTTGGTCTACGTTTCCCATCATCTAATCGCCACAAATCATTATGTACAACAATATCAAACCCTATATGAATATTAGTTAAATAAATACTTTCAGGTTTAAAACTAGCATGATATATTCTTAATTCACTACGTGCTTCCGTTATTGTTAAATTATTAAATGGTTGAAAAAATACTCTTGTATTTGAAATATCACCATCTTGATTTATTAATTCATAACGCTCAGATTCAGTTATGGATTGTGATAGAGCGTTTGTTGTATTAAACTTGAGGCATCTCATTAAATCAAGATTATCTACTATTTTTATAGCAATATTGGTTAGAATATTATCTAAATTATCTAGTTGAATTAATTCTGACATAGTTGCTCTATCACCTCCTTAAAATAAACTCTTCAATGTAATCGTTTTCGTAGTAACCTTAGTAACGTCACTAATATCAGTCGCACTCAAAACCACAGTATATCCACTTTTTAAACACTTAATTGTACAATTATTACCATCAACAGTTGTCAATGTATAAGCAGTTGCATCCCCACTAACTGAAAATGTAAACGTCTGAACCACAGCAACGCCATTATTATATTTTTGTGCAGTATATGTCTTTGTCTGATTTAACTTAATCTCAGTATCAGGGGTACTTGTAGATGAAAGAGTATAAGTATAATTATTTTGTGTTACACTTACAGTCACAGCAATCGTATCTAAAATAGTTAAATCACTTGCAAGTTTTACAGTAATAGTTGCACTCCCATTTATAACTGGTGTAACTAGACCCGTACTTGAAACAGTACATACACTTGTACTACTTGAACTGTAAATTAATGAAGGAGTAGGAGAAAGGGGAGTGGTTCCATTTTTAACAACACAATTTAATTGCACATTAGTTCCTACCCCTGTGGTTAGTGTTGAACCATTTAAAATTTCTACGGTGAATACGGGTAACACTTGTTCAACTTCACTATACTTCAACTTAAACACCAATAATCCAGATTTAGTTATATCATCAGGAGTACTCACAACTTCATAATTATAAATACCTATTTTGAATATATCACTTGGATTAATCTGTCTTGTAGTTGTGGTATTAGAAACAATCATATAGACTTGATTGTCAACCGTAGTTATATATTTATTTTCATCTTGATTAAGTAAAAGTTTATCTGTGATGATGCAGGGGATAGAATATAAGGTAGAAGTTGTGGTTGAGTAATAGGAGAGGGTGTTGTTACAAAGTTGGACTGAACATGATTTTGAAACAGGAGTTGAACTAACATCGGTACAAAGCCATGTCAAACTATCAAATACAAATAAATCACCAATATCAACCGTGTAATCAGAATCTTTAAATATAATTTTTTGATAATTATCATTATTTCTACTTAATGTTTCAGTATTGAATTTACCAACTACTCTTACCACAATACTAGTGCCATTATGAGTAACTGTTTTTATTGTTGGAGAATTATCAAATTTTGCATCAACCAATGCTTCCATACTATCTTTCCAATATTCCGTAGGAGTAGAGGATATAGTTCTCAAAGAATTATAAAATGATAAAACCAATATCCTTCACCTCACTCTTCTGATTCAATTTCTTTAATAATTTTTTTACAAAGATTAATGCACTCCATCGTTAATCTTTTAACTTTTTGATGTTCATTTTGATGTATTTCTTGTATCATCCCAATTAAAATACTAATTAATTTTATAGAAGTATCAGAACAAATAAATTGACTATTTCCATGTAATTCAACGAGAAGATTACTTAAATAAATCTGATAATTTTTAAAAGCTTCTTCAGAATTATAAATTATTTCTTTAGATTTATATTTCTCTCCATTATAGAGTGGAATTAGTTTGAAACAGGAATTAATCAAACCTTTATAGTATTTAATTAATAATTCTTTATGTTCCATTTATGTAAACACCCCATTACCCCAATCAGTCCAAGGAACATTTTTTAATCCATAGCTTGTTAACTGTTTATCAATTCGTTCTATTAAAATATTTTGAACTTCAATTTTACCTTTTAAATTTCTTTCTTCACTGAAAATTTTAAAATCCGTATCATTCAAATGTAATTCCATCTGTGTTATATCTAGAATTTGTGGAGTCATCCATTCAATTATCATGAAATCAGAAAGCAACACTTTTTCAGTAAGAGTTAAAACACTATTAAACACTTTAGTTGTAGAATCAAAATCTTCTAAATCTTGCAAACAATTTGTAAATTTTGGGATAGCTTTATATAAATATCCTTGTAAAACATTAGTAAAATCAGATGGGGAAGTATTATATAAAGTGTCAAGTTTATAATCTTTAAAACTAATTAATGCAAGATCATATATTTCGTCAAACGTAGTGTTAGTGGTAGTCATACGTTAATCACCCACTATTCTATTTTCTTTGATTCTATTTTATCTCTAGCAATATCATAAATATTCACTTCTGCCAATCTGCTAATAATATCTACCTTTGTTATATCCACATCTATACCATCTACTATTTTTTTAATTAAAAGATTTACAATAATATCCCTTTGAGTTTTAGTGGTATTATTAAATAAGGCAATAATCTCTTCTCTATTATGATTAAGAATATTATCAATCATTTCTTTAGTCATAAATTTATTATAATATTCAATTAACCCATGATTTTTAATTACCTGTTTGTCAAATACATAAAATCTACCCTGTTCAGCAAATGACTGTTGATGATGAATTAAATTTGCTAATTCAGAATAAACAATATTTTTTACATCTCCAAATTTATTAAATACAAAAACTTTACCTTGACCTTTTGATTCCGTAGATAAAACAAGTTTGCCAAAATTTAAAGACATAACTTTTATATATTTATTTGGTCTAATATCAGAATCGTCTTCATCAATTGTTGTATTAAATGATTGAGATTCAGCAATATTTTGTATAGATTGCTGATTTACTTGATTTTGAGTTAAATTTAAAACCATTTGTTTAAGTTCATCTAGTTCTGAACGTAATTGTTTATTTTCCTGTTCTAAATTGATTGATGGATTGGGAATATTTTTTATCTTATCCTCATTAATCTCTGAGTTAGATATTTTTTTCGGTCTTCCCATATTTAAAATTCACTCCTTTTATTCATAAATAATTTAATAAGAGGGGATTAACCCCTCTTATTTTATTACTATATAATTAAGCTAGGGTAATAATTCCCGCAACCGCACTAGTACCCACAGCTACGGCATAACTCTTTTTCATAGTAGTATTCTGAGTTAGATTAGCATTATCATAGAGACCATTTGTAATAGAAATTGTAGCTCCTTCAATAGCTAAATTAATAAGCTTCTGAGCAGAAGGAGAAAGAATATAAATGTTATTATCATCTAATGCCAATTTGAAGGGGGTCTTATAATCTGCTACTTGGGGAAGTGCCATCAAATCATAATTGAAGGCAGTTTTAACATATCCTATCTTAACAAAATCGCTAGTAAGGTCATATCTATAATTAGCGTCATTCGGAAGTACATTTTGTAAAGCTAACTGTGTGCCAACAACAACCGCTTTATTTCCACCATTCCAAGCAGTTACTTTCTGACAAAGTTCAACGAGGGTAGACTGAGAATATCCAGCAACTCTAAGAAGATCATCGCCAGCATTATCTAAGGCTTCCATAGCAGTATTAAAACAATTAAATGCATCAATAGTCATCTGTGCTTCTAAAGATTTAGCGGCTTTCATTGCAAATTCGGCAAGATTCTCTTGACCTGCAAGAACTTTATAAAGAGCGACTTGTACAGTAATATCATGGAATTCAGGAACAATAGTAACCTGACCTTCAAACTGCTTATGTACTTCAGAGGTTCTCTTTCCTTTGCCCGATTTAGAAACAACAAATAGATCACGAGGTTTAATATCTATGGCAAATGAATCCCCATAACCCCCTATAAGAGTATTAGTATACAAACCAACAGAATCAATTATTGCTTCAGGGAGAATAGAATCTACCATCGCACCAATCACCGCAAAGGTAGCCCATGAATATGCGGGATGTGTAGCTAATACTTCAGGAGCTATTCCGTCTACCGTAGGAAGATTAGAAAGTCTTGCAATTTCATCTTTTACAGCAACATTAATTTTATTTTCTTTATCTGATAAAGAAACAGTTTCATCCCATGAACCCTTTTTATGGTAATGATTGAAATAATCCTTAAATTGCTCATATATCTTTATTTTTTCGCCAGCAAAGGCGATTACATTAGTAGGTATCTTCATTTTAAATTATTCCTCCTTAAATTTAATAAAATATTATATTAATAAAATGATAAGATTAACTATTAGCTGTAGCAGCCCAATCTAACTTATACTGACCATCTTTAGCAACAGCAAAAGTATTCGTCCCAATAGCAGTATCCCCAACGCCATCGGCAGTTATTGTAATAATATCGCCAACTTGTGGTTTAAAAGCATCAAATATTTCAGTAGCAAGATTAGTAAAGTTTCTAGGATCGCTATTAAGACCTCTATACTGCGAACTACCAGATGTTACAGTTACAATCTCAGGACTATAAGCCATCCAAACACCAGTAGAATTACTTACACATTCAAGTTGGTAAGCAGTAACTCTTTGAGTACCAATACTACCATCAGCGATAGAAATATAAGTAGTACCAACCAATTTAAACGAACACAATAAACCACTCCCAGTTGCAGGCTGTGTGGCAGTCCAAACTTCACCCTCACCAGCAGTAGTAGATTTAGTAGCTAAATAAAAAATATTACCATTATCAACATTGGCAGCGCAAACAGCACTACGGTTTAAAGCATCAATATTCATTGCTTGTACAGCATCCTGTACCAATACGGCGTATGACATATTATATATTCCTCCTTAATTATAATTAGTTTTTAATATCAACTTTTTCAATTTGTTCTATCCAATACTCAATTTCTTGAATTGCCCCATGAATAGCGTTCATATTAGCAAGTGCTTGATCAATTATATTTTGTTGCTGTTCTAATTGATTATTTAATTGCTGTTTTCTTTCTTCTAACAATTCAATATTCAAATTACTACCTTCCTTTTATCCAAAAATAATTATGCTACCGCAGCATACTGCCACTTAGAACCATCGGATACAAATAATTTCCCTACCCCTGTCGCATGAGAAGTAATACCAATAGAACCAGCAGGAGCAGACGTAGTAGTAGTATTTGCTGTTATTTCAGTAGCAAGAGTAACTAAATACTGTCCATTTGTAAATTGAATATCTGCTGTCATTGTTCCACTGTCTTTCCCAAGTTTTAATCCAATTACTGTACCCGTTACAGTTCCATCATTTACAGTTTCAATAAATGCACCTATTAAATTACCACCAGTTGTAGCATCGGCATAATTTTTGGCTTTTATATAAGCACCTTGAATAGTATTTGCACCAGTATTAACTAATTTATTAATTACCCTAATATCTAATCCAGTATCAGTAATAGTTCCAGTAGCAATAGCAGTACGACCAAAACATCCCATTAAACCAGTTGTAGGTTTCGCAGGATCACCAAATCCATAAGCGGTAGTGCCAGTAACGTCACCAATAGCAAAAAGTTTATGGTAATTTATACTAGCAGTAGTAGCAGATGCGGTAGGATCAAAATATACTTTACTTAAAATAGTTCCTGATGTAACACTTGGATTCATTACTTGTAAACCCTGAACAATAGTACCAAGACTTACATCTTGAGCGATTCTATTCATTTTATTCATTTTTGTTTCTTGTGCATCAGTAATAGTACTCAAATTATTAACCTCCTTTTTATATTATTTATTTAATCCCAAAGTCCTGTACCACTTTTAGGTTTATCAGAAGTAGGGAATGCAACTTGGATAAAAGGTTTCTTTTCAGGAATACTTTTGGAAAAATTAAATGCTTTAGCTTTAACTTCATTCTTCCAAATATCAATATTATCTAATGAAAATTTTTCAGCAGATAATCTACAAACATCAATTTCTTCACTTGGAAGAATATTTACTACTTCTTTTAATGTTGATTCTATTGAGAAATCTTTATTTTGTTTGTCTATACTTGCTTTAAATTCTTTAAGTTGAGTGTTTTCTGCCATGCAAACATTCATGTCAGATTCCATTTTAGAAAATTTTTCTTGTAATTCAGACATTTCCTGTTTAAGACTCATAATTACTGTGTCTTTATCATCAGATGCATTAACTTCTTCAGGATTCTCTAAATTTTCATCTGCAAGTTCTTTATTATCTTCTGCTGATTTGTCATTTAATTCCTGCATTGCGATATTATCAACATTATCATTTGAAGACGCAGTAACTTGTTCTTTAGATATTTCTTCAATAATAATTTCTTTTTTATTAACAGATATAAATCCACCATCAATGACTTCATCTTTACTTTCCATATCTATTGTTGCAACATTATCCACAATAGTATATTTAAAAGAATAAGTCCTATCATCTTCATAATCACAAACATAAACTAATTCATCATCATATGTTCTAACCCAATATTTTCTATAATTATATTCTCCATATTTATATTCGGATAGAGCATTTGATAATATTTCATCTATTTGCCTTGCAGTTAAACTAAATTTTTCTATTGCCGCTTTAATCACTTCTTCACCTTCCTCCTTTTCTTGGTTATTATTATTGTTTATATTTAAAGTATTAATTTCCTTAGTATCTGAATTATCTTCATTATTTGATAATTGTACAGATTCTAAATCATTTTCTACTTGTAAATCTAATTGGTTTTGATTCTGGTTTTGAATTGAAAATTGTTCATATTCTTGTTTAAGTTGATTAAGTTGTAAATTCAATGTGTCAATTTTTGAACCAAAATCATCTAAAGAAAACTTTGTAATGGTTGATCCTGTATAGGCAGGGTCTATCCCTTGCAATAAACAAAATCCTAAAAATACTGCATCTTTTACTATCTTATATTGCCCTTCTTGTTCTTCATCTACTGCGACTTGCATACTTTGCCATACTACACTATTATTTAAAATATCTTCTATTTCAGGATTAAGTGCAGTCCATATATATACATCAGCGCAATACCAATTTTCCCCATCAATTTCCATCCAATAAGGCATTTTATAAGGGTCAGAAAAACCATATGCCACCGTTTCAGGGGTACGTGCATAACCATGTGGAATTTTTATGATATCATCAGTATGTCCACCCAATTGATCGTATTTTGCAAAATAATAAGAATAAACTCCAGCCCCACAAATAGTAGTAGCCATATTTTCAATTACTTCTTTTGAAAAAACATATTTATTTGCAGGAATATCAGCTTGACATATATTAATTCTGTATTTTGTAATGAGAGGATTAATTACTTCTAGTTCAGAAAATTTTGAATTAAAGTTTATTATATCTTTCAAATATTAATTTCACCTCCTTTAAAGGGGAATATAAGAAGAATATTTAGTGTTATTCAAAACTTGGAAATCATTATCACTAAAATTCTTTATTATCTGTTCATTGTTTGAATGATAATAAACCCCTGACTTCTCAAACAAAAAAGAAAAACCTGCTTTAATTAATTCAGCAGATTTTTTTTGGTTAAAACATTTTATATATTTTTGATTAATATTCATAACATCACCTTTATAATTAATCCCAAATGGAAATATTTATATTATTAATCTTAGCAAACATTAAATAACTAAATGATTTATTAGATTTAATTTCATCACCAAACCAATCTGGTTTATTATTCTCAAATTCATTCATTATTTCAACAGTAGGGAATTCAACTTCAATTACAACATTACTATCCTCAAATTTATCTACTTCAGCAACTAATCCATTGCTAATATCAACAATCGTACGTTCTTTAACTACTGGTTTCTTATTAATTACCTCAAATATACGATCATATCTTTCCTTAGATATTCTTTGTTCAATTTCTTCTCTTTCATTTTTATTATCAAGTTGGTATTTGACCGTATGATAAAATTCTTCAAAATTATCACGAGTAATTTTACGCACACGAATTTGAGGATTTTTAGAATCTGCATAAGTTTGAGTAATTATAAATTTGTCTTTAATTGCGTCAGTGGGAACATCACCTTTTAATTTCCAACGCTTTTCACGTTCAATCATATCGTCCCACCTCTATCTAGATTACTACCTGCATCTCTAGTTGCCTGTCCTTCTTCACTAAGTTCACCATCTGGTTTTCTATCCCTACCACCTTTATCATCTTTCCCACTTTGTTGATATACACTTATTAAAGGAGTAAGCATATCTGCAAATCCCATTGCTTGACATTCTTCAAGATGCCGATAGAAGTCTGCTGGTTCCATGCCAATTGCGGCTGAAATCTTTTGAGGAAGAGTAATACCCTTTTCTGCTAATTTTAATGCATTATCTAATCTAAATTGTCTATTAGCTTGAAACTCTGACCCCTCAAATTTGAACTTGAATTTAAAATATTTTGTTCTTTTATTAATTTGATAATCCATAAATTGATTAAATTGATGGTATACGTGTAAAGTTAAGAATTCATCCACATTTATAGAAGCCTGAGTTTCTGAATTTGACATTTTATCATTAGCGAAAACCATTCTGCTATTAATACCTGACATTGAAGCGGTTGTTTTAGAATAATCATCTAAAATATTTGTATTAGTAGTATCAAAATCAATTTCTTTAACATCACTAAAAGGAACACCGCCAACTTTTACCGATTCATGAAGTCCTGCTTTTAAAAGACCAAGAAATTTACCTAACGTTCCTGGTTCAATAGCTACTGCATCTTTTACACTACCACCTTTAGAATCTTTCAATAATGGAATTAGCCCTACTAATATTTTTTGTGCTTTTAATATGTTTACATTCTTTTGTAAATTACGCATCATTGGAGCTAATACAATGTCTGAAAATAATGGGGACAGATAAGGAATTGATGTAACATTTTCAGTATTAAATTTAAAAGCAAACATATTATCCTCTGGACTAGTTTGCACCCAATAAATCCATTCTCCAGTTCTTTTATCAATTGAATTTGCGGGGTTATATCCATTATTTTTAAAATCCATTATTCTATTGTAATAATCTTTAAAAGCATCAGGAAACATATTAATATCAACACCAGTTTGATTAAAGAAATATTGCATATTAAAATCAAAAAGTAGAGAGTATTCACTTCTGCCTGTTAATTTACAATAAGAATAGGGGAGTTCTTGAAAAATATATTTAGATTCTGAATCATCTCTTAAAACTCCATAATAAGTTTCTTTTTCTAATAATTGATTCATTATTTTCTTACATTCTCTTTTAACATCAAATTTATCTAAAAAATCATTTAATATTTTTAAATCCTTTTTATATTTTTTAGACTTATAATCTTCCTTCATTGCGTTTATACAAGTATATGTATAATCAAAAGATGGCATTTGTGCCATATAACCAGATAATCTTTTGTATATCATTGATGTTAAAGAAAAGAATTCACTATATCCAATTAATTGTACTTCATTGTTTTTTGGATCTTTTAATGCAGTTTCAATATTAGTTTCAGTTGCAACAAGAGGGTTTAGATTTAGGTCTTTCATTCTGGCATTAACTAATTCAGGAGTAAAAACATTAGGTATTATATTACCTTGATATACGTTACGAGCAAACTCAAGGACATCATATAACTGATCATTTGTAAGTTGCTCGTTTAAGTTTAACTTCATTTTTTTTGTTTTGTTTTTTTCAGGTTTTTCACGAGGCAATAGATAACCTCCTTTCTTTGATGATTTTTATATTAATGATTTAAAACGAACAAAGTTGAGCAAGAAAATCCAAATCATCACTTTCGTCTTTCCCAACTCTTAATTCCGCTTCTTTTAATTTAATATAGTAAAGACAGTATGATAAAGAACTATATCTATCCTTTCTCTGCCCTGCTGGTTCTGTTAATTTAATAAATCCTCCTTTAATTTCACGTTCCAAATTAATCATTTCATGTATTAATCTAGTTGTTTGAAAATAAGTAGCTATAATTCTAGCAGTTTCATTATTATCTAATTTTAAAGAATCCTTATTATCTATTAAATAATCCTTACCTTCTATTTCAGAACATAATAATTTTATTTTTTTCTTTTCAAATTGATTTTTTGTATATGTATTCATTTCATGACCAATTTGCAAAGCATTTGCTCCAGCTACTTTAATAGAGAATATTAATGGGACTGCATTTTTATCATATGCTCTTTCTTGCATCTTATCATCATTTAATGCACACCAAGCAGGATATTCAACACCTCTAACGTTATCAAATGTTACCTTTGTAACTTCATCATAAATTCCAATGGCATTTCCAGCCGTATCCATTACACAATAATCGCATTCTAAATCATAAAAAATCTGTTTTAACCTTAATCCCTGAATTGTTGTATGTTGACCTTCAATAGCTTCAATATATTCAATAGTTTTTATATATTCATCTCCATTAGGAATACATCTAATAAAAGTAAAAACACTTGCATCGTTAGCACGACCCCCCATTAAAGCACAGTCAACACCTAAAAATCTAATTTCATCATCTCTTTTAGGTTTATAAAACTTATGTTTTTTCTTTTCACCTTTATAATGAACATATTCTTCATCTGTCATAGGTAAATATGGTTTTGTTAAATTTCTACTTTTTGTTAAATCATCATATTTGAAATACGCATTTTCTGACTCTCCAAAAAACATACATTCCATTTCAATCCCCCAAGATAAAGAATCAAAATCCTCTTCTTGCATTTCATCAATTACCTGTTCCTTCATAAGTAATCCTTCTTGGATAGATAATTGATAGGGGAGTCCACAAAGAAAATATTTTTTACCTTTTGTAAACATCTTAAAAAATGATTGAAATCTATTCCAAGACCAATGTGATTTAAACCAAGCTGAAGACAAATAAATTTCTTGATTACGTTCTTGCAAATGTTTATATTGTGGTTTTCTTAAATATCCTGGTTGTCTTGGAGTCCCTAAAAATCTACGCAGAACTCTAGTTAATATATTAATATCAATAAGCCGAAATTCGTCATATATGCAAATTTGCGCTCTGGCACTTCTCGCTTTTTCATTGGATGCAACAACCTTGATCCAACTACTATTTCTAAACACTACATTAGGATCATCCGAATTCATTGATGTTGATATTTTCTCAATTTCTCTTTTTAAATTAGGAGAATTAGCCATTATTTCAGGGATTTTTTCTGTTACAATCTTCATTGCTTGAGCTTTTGAACCACTTGCGACCACAATTTTTGTCCCCGGCATCAGTATGCAACGACAAATACAAAAAACCGCAGTCAACCAAGTTTTACCTTGTGACCTTGCAGCAATATACATTATGTAAACATAATGAAACATCATATAAATTAAAATTGCCTGAAAAGGGCGCAAAGAAATATTTAAATAATCTTTACAAAACTTTTGCGGATTTTCTCTATAAAACGAAGTCCATTTAGCAACCCCATTCATTAATCTTTCTGATTTAGTATACTTCTCTCCAGATTTATTATAATTTCTGCCCTTAAACCCCAATGATTTAGAAGAATATTTATTTCTATTAACTTGAAAAAATCCCATATTTATATTCCTTCTTCTAAATCTTCATTTATTTCAGCATCAGGTAAATTAACTCTTAATCTTTCCATTTCTTCTTCATATTCTTTGGAATATTCATTATTAATTCCAAGAATCTTACAAAGATGACCTAAAAAGAAAACTCTAATTAACTTACCAATTCCGTCTACATCCTTCCATTCTTCATCTGGTTCAGGTATTGGCTCTTCTGTTTCCCATTTTTTTATTAATAAACCTAAAGTAGCTTGTTCTGTAGCATTCGCACCAGATTCTTGATTTGGTTTAATATTTGCAGAACCTAATATATCTTGAATATTTTTAAGATTTTTAGAAGCATCTTCTCTTTTTTGCCTTTTATTTTTTATTTCTAAACTTTCAAATGCAGCTTGTTTTAATAATTCTTCCATTGCTGGAGTTTCACATTCATAAGTATTTAAATATTCTTCTAATTTTTCAGATAAATACTCATATTCATGTTTATCAAAATTACTACCCCAAAATTTAATAAAATCCTGAGTTACTTCAAAATCACTTTCATCTAATTCATAATTATTTTCATTAATTATTAGTAGAGGATTATTATTTAAAATATCACTATCTCTAAATCTAAAATTATCAATACCCTCATTACCCCTGCTGAGAGAACTTAATTTACTTTTATAATATCCGAAGACAGCTTCAGCAGTTTTACCATTAGATAATAATTTTTCTATATGAGATTGAACTTGCTCTAATGCTTTTACACTAAATCTAACATCTAAATCTTGACATGTTAATTGCAATGCTTTTTCCATATTGCTGTATATAGAAAAGTAATGATTATATATTTGATTACAATGAACTTTACAAATACTCATGTGTCCATTTTCATCTAAAAATGGATTTGTTGCTTCATAGAATTTATCTAAAGGAAGTGTCTTTTGACACATACGGCAATAACCATCCCCAGACACCATTTTAGGTTGTCTTTGAGTTTTTGTTAATTTTGGCATCTGTTCTCAACTCCTTCTATCCAAAAATAAAGAAGTTAAATTAACTAACTTCCTTTAAATCCTTTTCTTTAATTTTTCTTAATATTCCATAATCATATTTTTCTTCAAACTGAGAACATTTCACAATTTTATTATCTATATCAAAAATCATCCATCTATGTCCCGAATTAATATAATTAATTGCATAATTCATCATTTCAATAATTTTATCATCACTAGGAATCAAATCTGATATTGAAATAATTCTTATTTCTTTCCAACCCAAATCTCTTAAAAAACAACTTCTTTTAAATTCTTTTAAATCGAAATCTTCTTGTGTCATTTGATTACATAAAACTTTTCCATTATGAAAGCCACCATCATACTCCAAATAAATCTTTTCTTCTGGGAATGCTATATCTAAAAACATTCTACTAACAAGATAATTTATTTCACATTCACTTAATAGTTGTTTATCCGATAATAAATTAAATATGTATTTCTGTTGATTGGAAGCTTTTTGATTATTATTTTTATATAATGTTGTTAATCCTTTTAATTTAATGTCTGGATTCTGTTGTGCCCATTCAAACCCATACCTATCTAAATTAGTTTGTTTAATTTTTTCTCTTATTTCGGGTGATTGTAAAGGATTTTCAAAACCATATTTATCAATACACGTTAATTTAGTTTTTTCTTTATATTCTTGTGTTTGAGTATAATTATCAACTCCGTACCTTTCTTGAGTTGTATTTCTAGATTTCTCACGGCACTTTTCTAATTGCAACATATGTTCAACGCCATATTTATCAATTCTTGTCTGTTTAGTTTTTTCTTTAATAGATTCATTTTGTTGAGGATTATTAACACCATATCTATCTAAATTTGTCTCAATAACTTTTTGTTTAAATTCATCAATTTGCATAGAACTTTTTTTACCATACTTTAGTAACATACATTCTTCTCTTTTAATATTGACACAATTTGGATCATCACAACAATCTTTATCTACTAAAGATTTTTCTTTACTTCGTATATAATCACCATAAACTTTATCAGAAATATTAATATTACAAATATCACATAAAACTTGGACTTTTACATTACTTCCTTTTTGTAAATCATTAACTTTTACAATGATTTTTGTTCTATCAGGTGTTGTATAATTACCATATTTATTTTTGACTTTTGGGATATCATAACCTAAATCTGAATAATACTTATAATTTGCGCCTCTTAATTCAACTTCTACTTCTTTTGTTATTAACAATTTTCCATTCCTTCTTTCTGTGCTTTTATAATTTCTGTGCTAAAAATAAAATAGGGGATAGACGCACAGAAATTCGGTCATGACTCCGAATTAAATCTAACCCCAAGCATACAAATAGTTTTGTACACACAAATACCACCTGATTTTTCATCATCAAGTGGTATATAATCCACAAAACTTTATATTTAATATCTAACTAATTTATATTTATAAACTTTGAACCAAATCGTGATTCTGTTCAAATATTATTTTTACTAATATTTAATTTATAATAAATCATACAACTTTCGTTGCATTTATAATTATAGGGGTCAGACTACCCTCTATCCCTTCTAATAATATATCAGGGAATACCTTTCTCATTATTTGAAAAGCACCATTTACATCACTATTTATATATCTACCATTATTAGATTTAAATAAACCTCTCTTAACCCGCCTAGATTTATCATAATTATTTTTTATAGGTAACTCATTATCTAAAAATGATGTCCCACTTGTATATGCTTCTTCGGTTACAATAAAATTAACATTATTATCTTGACATTTATATTGTAATTGGTTAATCAACATATTGTATGGTATGTATATAAAATTTTGAGTTGCTTTATTATTCATTTTGCATTCTTGTTTCCATGTTTTATTTAAACCAATCACTATTGTATCTATTTGGTTTTCTTTACAGTAATCAATAATATAATGACTTACATGATGAATATAATTCTTTATTTTATTTGCTCTTTTACGAGTTAAATTATCTAATTTATTACTCCAATCTTTATCATTCCTAATCTTTAATTCAGATTGAATTCTAGCTTTTTGTTTATTGTAATATTGATTAATAGATTTAACTCCTTTGCCATTAATAATAATCGGTTGTAATCCAATATTATTTACCATAGTTACAAAGTTGTTTACTCCTAAATCAATACCTACAACATTCTTAGATTCTGGTTTTATTTCTGGCACTTCAGTTTCATAAACAATTTCCATCATATAAATCAATCCTTTCGGAACGAATCTTACTGAAATTAACCTCCCTTTAATATTAGTTTTAAACTTATAACCATTCATCACTCGAAGTCCAAAACCTAAATAACCATCTCTGATCCATGTTTGATTATTCTTTAAATACCAAGGAAACCTACCATCCTTCTTTTTATACTTAGGAAGTTTTGGTCTGCCCAAATACTTCTCAGGATGTTTTGACCAATCTTTAATTGCTACAAAAAACGATTTCCAATTCCTATCTAACACTTGTAAAGTACATTGTGCTGCCTGAGACATTAATTCTTTATAAGGTTCTGAGTGATGTAATGCTTTATCTATATCATAATATTTTATATATTTTCCATTATTAATAAATTCTTGTCTTATAATATAGTTTGCATAATTATATAGATTTTTTGATTTAAACGAAAATTCATCGATGGTTTTATATAATGGATGTGTTTTATGAATTTGATGTTGCTCAACTCTATTTACTTTCACATTTTCACCTCACCTTCTATAATTATTTGTAGCATTTCAACCCACATTAAAAATGTTCTCAACCACCCCATAATTAAATAGGGTAGGGGAGAACATTAAAATCTAAGTTGAATGTTTAATTATCTAGTTTATATATTCTGGTGCAGTTTCTTCCGCATCTTCTATAATTATGTGATCAATAATTTCAAACATAAAATCAGCTAATATCTCACGTATACACCCTGGACATCCACCAGTTATTTCTTGTATTAATTCTGTAAATTTATCTAATGTGCATTCAGGGCAATCACACTCATCACTTGTATTATATTCACAATCCATACAACATTCAGAATCACATTCACAATTTTCATCTATCATTACTTCTTCTTCGCTATTAACTTCATCAAACTCATCTAGCATTGCCTCATAATCATCTTCACAGACTTCATTACCATCAATATAAAATTTTTCCGCAATAAATTCTCCAGTTTGATCATCGAAATAAATAGAATTTGATAATTTCATAATAAATCTCCTTTATAATTATATTTTGTTTTTAAAAATATCTTACCTATCCAACCGAATAGAATAAGTACACTCCCGTCCCTCTTCTTCGTTGAAAATCATAAGCTTCTGTGCTGGTTTACTCGTCTTTCTCAACCTCTTAGCATAATCATCGGTTCCGCACAAACTTGAATTTACAATTACTTCACAACTATGTATTTCATCTTCTTGACTATGATGATAATGACTTAAAAACACATAATCAGGAAATCTTTTAATCATCATAGTTAAATCATTAGTGGCACTTTTTACGGAATCTTCATGACCATGTACCATGAAACATGTATGCCCACAAACATCCATAACCCCAATACCACCATCTAATTCATTCTCTATAATTGAAACATTAAGTATATCCTTTAATCTAGGTTTTAAATACCAAGGAATAAAACGAGCAAAAGATTCACCATCTATTGCTTCTTTTTTATTAGGAGTAACCCTACTATGATTATCTAAAACACTATAAAATTTTACTTCTTCAAATTCATTTGCAAACTTACATAACACTTCTGCTAAAACCTCTGCAATAAATTGAGTTTGCTCAATTACATCTTCGGTATTAGCAATTCTAACGGTAACGTGGATTAATCCAGATATTAAGTCATTAAGATTAACTACATGAAGTGTTTTAATACCATGAAATTTACCATGCTCTATAGTTTTTAAAGTTAATCTGTTTATTCTTTTTATAAATTCTTCTTTGTTATATGTATTTAAGAAATTTTCAATCTCTAACCCAAAATGAAAATCCGAAATTAAAAGTACGCCTTCTTTATAATTTCCAGTTTTATAAATAGGTTCCCATTCCAAAGGTTTTTGCTTAGAAATATCCAAAGCAACTTTTTCTATGTGTTCTTTGATATGATCAAATCTTGCACTCTCTCTTAAAAGATTAAAGTATTCACGCCTTTGATCCTGAAACTTTATTTTCTCCTTTTCAAAGTCAATTCGCTTTAAATCTAGACTTTCTAAAACATCAACATCTTGAATACTATCAATACTTTGTTGTTCAATTACATCTATGAGATGCTTCATCCCATACATTCTCTTGCGAACTTCCGAAGGATTATAAGCATTTCCTTCGCCAAATATTAATTCACTTAACTCCTCATAATCTACATCAATGGTTTTATCAACTAACTTCCCATATACGATTCTTTTTATAAAATCATATTTAGTTTCATTATCCCTTTTAATGTAATCACTCAAAGGGTATCCTCCTTTTAATATTTTAATTTGGAGCACCAGACAGGGTATGATCCCGTAACCTATCGCTTACAAGGCGATTGCACTACCAATTGTGCTACTGGTGCATATAAATATTTAAACTAAAATACAGAGGTAATGTAGCCACTACATTTCTCTGTATTTTACAATTCCATTCTCCCTAAACCCTCTCAAGAGAACTGCACGTATCCCATATCGACTAATCACACAAACTAAAGGACGAATCACAGTAATTTGTAAACGTGTTTCCAATGTTGCAACCTTTTATAGTCAAATCCCTTACGAGTATCTGCTAAACATTAACCTTGAGTTTCTTCAAATAAACCAAAATCTCTTTCCCATTCTCTTTCAAAATTCATAATAAAACCTCCTATTTCAAATCATTAAACAACTTACTTACTGGACTCCTTAATACCTCATCCAACACCACAACACCCATTAAAGGATCGCCTTTCTTCTGTTGAATAAGTTTAAGTAATCCATTATCATATTTATATTTACCTTCACTTTGTTCCCAATCACCAGTAAATACGATGCAAGATTTACTGCCAATTCTACTACCAATAGTTTTAAGTAATTTTAAATTTAAATCTTCCGCTTCATCCATAATTACAAAACTATCTTCAATAGATACGCCTTTAAGGAAACTGACAGCATCCATTTTAATTTTTTCATTTTTAATTAAATCTTCAACGCTTTGTTGACCTTTTTTATCATTAATATACTGTAAAAATGGCCTACAATAATCTGCAATTTTTTCAGCTTTACTTCCTGGTAAAAATCCAATATCAGTATCATCTACAGGTATCGGATTTCTTATATACATCAAGGTTTTATAAAAATCTCTATCAAGAGTTTGATATAAACCTACTTTAACTGATGAGATACTTTTGCCTGTACCAAATCCTCCTGCAATAATTTTTATCGGAATGTCTTTATTGCTTATTAAATCCAAAGCACACCTTTGAAGACTATTACGACCTTTAATAATTTTAGAAGGAGGTAATCTTAATTCGGCAAATTTATTCCCATCAAACCGATATTCAAAAGTATCATTTAAATCTGTATTAGAGAGAATTAAATATTCATTAGTTAAAAAGTTATGAGTATTAACGCCATTTTTAATATCATTAAATAGATTATTGATAAAATCTGTGTCTCCGCTTAACTGCTTATAACCAGTGTAGGTTTCCTTATCATCTTTCTCACCAAATTCTTCAACAGGTAATTCTAAACAGTCACACTTAAATTGAACATTCAAATCATTGCTCAACATAAGCAAACTATTATCTTTTAAATATAAATCTCTAAATATATTGATAATCTTATTATCTGGATCTTCTGGATCAAAAGAATCAGGTAATTTAAAACCTCTATTATTTAAACAAAAGGTAATTTTACTTTTATTTTGTTTGATTAAATTATGTGCTTTCCTCGCTTGAAATTGTTTATTTTTATCAGATGAATATTTATGTTTGTCAAGTTCGGATAAAACTACATCACAAATTAAAATCTGATCATCGATATTGTTATATGTATTGAATAGGGCAGGGGAGTGGGACATTAGGATATTAGTATCTACGAAAATTCTTGCACTCAATAAACTTCCATTCCTTTCAGGATGGTTTTATATTTTTATCTTATGTATTTATTTTATTTTTCTTTTTAAACAGATATTTTTCATAATCTTCTTCACTTACGTAGTGTTTTTTACGGCTACTAGGTTTTTTTCTTGAAGTGACAGTCCATTGCTTTTCTTTGTTTCGTGCATTACTAAAAATCTTTAGTGAAAACATTTCTAGGAATTGATTTTTACTTACTAATATCAAAAGTTAATATTGCTCCTTTTAATTAAATTAACTAATTTTAAAATAGGGGATAGCATCTCGACCTAAATGCTATATAATGATAGATATTTATATTACTATTCTATACATAATAGGTTCTCTTGCTTAACCCCTACAAATACACATATATAGCACAATACAGCGTATTTCTATTTTCCTAAATGATAATATTTTTTATTTTGTTCATTTTTGACTTTTTTTGCACATTCTTTACAGTATATATTTTTATTATTAGAAGGGGATAGGGGAATATTACATTTTTCACAATAAATAATATTCTCACCTTTATATTTTAAATATTCCAATACAAAATCTCTAAAATCAGTAATCTCTATAGTAATATCACCATTACTCTTAGTAAACAAAACTTTTATATTAGTACAATCAACTTTCTTTGATACTTCTACTAACCCCATATCGCCTAATTTATTAATCATTAAACCTTGTTCTTTTGTGCCAACCGCCATTTTAGTATCGCTAAAAATATCCCTTAAACTTGAATTAACCCAATTAGAATCATTTTTATTCATTTGATTATATATTTTAGAATAAACAAGTAAAACAAATGCTAATTTTTCTAATCTCAAGTTATTAATACTTTCAATAACTTCTAATTCTTCTTTATAAATCTCAACATTATTAATATCAAGTAATTCAAAAGTTTTATATTTAGATACATATTTTACGGATTTCTCAATAGTATTTTGCCAATCAGCAATATTAAAATTATGATAATTTTTATCCATAAAATTTTCAATTGAGTTAATAACCTGTTCTTTACTTTGCCCTATTGAAAAATAATGCTTTGCTAATAATTTTATTGTACTAGTTATTTTTTTATCTATATATCCCTCATTTAATGATTTTTCAAGCATTAGTTTTTCATTTAATAATATTTTCATCAATAACCTCCAATGTATATTCCTTCATAGAAAATTTATTTCCACCAAATTCAATATCTCCACTATGATTTAAAACGGGGTATGAAAATTTATAATTATTATTTCTTAGTAAATTATCAATAATCACATCTCCACATATATCCCAAGCAAACTGTTTGGAATTATTATTTTTGTAGCAGATATCAAGCACTATGTTACATAATTCATTAGAATTATTACATAACTCATATGCTCTTTTTTTGAAATCATCCGTTAATATTTGCTTATGTATTTGTTTATCTTCCTGAATAATTCTCTTTGAATTATTTAATTGTGAATATTGCTGTATTTTTTCTATATACTCTTGATATAATTTTTTAATTGCATTATATCTACCTTTAGAATATTGAACATCAGACATTAGTATCTTATAGTCAAAACTACTTTCTAGTTTATTTATATTATAATTATCAAACTCTTGTTCTACTTTCCAACAAATTTTATTCATTAGCGATTTATTTATTGATACTGGCATCCTATTATAATAATATTTAAGATATTTCTCTTGTTCTTCTGTTTTATCATCTAAAGCAATTAATTCTTCTATGGTTAATCCAAATCTCATTAAACAAGTTGTTTCTGTTTGCTTGATAAAATTAACATATTGCCTTTTTCTTTGAGGATATATATAGATAAAGAAATAAGGTTTTTTGTTAGCAACAATACTTTTATTAAATTCATTATCAATATTAGAACGGTAATCATACCATTCTTTAGGCATTGATTTACTAACTATACCTTTTATTTTATCTATTGCGTTTTGCTGATAGTTCTGACCACACATTATCCTTTCCATTACAGTGTTATATTCTAAACTATCCTCTTTAAATTTAGCAAGAACATCAAACATAGCAGTAATGTGATTTGTAGTTATTCCTATTTCATCACCAAAACCATTTATATTAGATTGAATTAAATCTTCTTTTTTTGGCACTTTAGATTTTGCTGATTTCTGAACACAGAAAATAGCATCCGTACCACGTATAGAGTCAAGGATCGTTTGATTATTTGTTGTGTAAACTGCGTCTGCGTCCTTATCCAAACCATTTAAGGCATAAGCGGTAGTATCCCAAGAATTAAATATTGTTACTGTTTTCATATATTTATACCAATATTGCATCTTTTCAGTATTCTTTAAATTAAGAATTCTAATATTATTATGACAAGTCATTGGCGCACGAAAACAGGCAACCTTATCAGTATTTTTATCATTCCAATACTTGGAATAAAATTCACCTTTTTTAAGTAATCCCGTAACTTCCATATTAAACATACTTTGACATAAACTAAAGGGATCTCCTGAAACTACAGAGTAATTAGATTTTGTTTTTAGCACTCCAATCTTAGCTTCGGTTATTCTTTTTTTAATCATATTATGTATTTTATTTTTAACAAAAGGGTCATTAAGCATTTTTTTATCAATCATTAATGCTTTAATAAAATCATTTGTTTCATTATTGAAATTTATATTATCTAAGTGAATACCTTTAAGAAATAATATACTTTTCCTATAATCTAAATCCAAAACATCATGAATTTCATCTACTGTTGGTTTTATCAATTCTTCAATCCCTTTATCATTCATATAAAGGGATTGAATGAATTGATAATTTAAACTACGTTCATTTTCTAATGTCTCTGAAATATGTTTTGTAATACTAAAACTATATCCATTTTCCTTACAACATCTTAGGTAGTGATTTACGTCATTATATGAATTCCAAAGCTTCAGCATCGAGGTCGTTAAGACTAAATCTACTTTACGGATATCTATACTATGCCCCCACGCATCTTCCACCATATAATTCTTCGCAACATTCTCTGAAAAATCTTGAAAATCCATGCAAAAAACCATACCCTTGCAAAAGGAATTTCTAAGGCAGTAACCACTAGGTATATAATCTTCGTCACTACCAATTTCTTTTAACCATTGCTTACTTAATTCTGGTGATATAAGACCATATCCATCACTATCATTAAGTTTTATAAGATAATCCTTTTCATAAGTAATCTCTGGATAATCTGATTTAGTATCGTCTATTTTTATAATATTAGATAAAAATTCTGTCTCACAATCTTTAACTACTAGTAAACCATTAGGATTTGAAACAGGAATACTAGCAGAGCAAACTAAAGATCGATATGCCTCTAATTTTGAAGGTGTAAATTCTTTAGTTAAATCTCTGCCATTATTTATTTTTGATTCTAAATCTTCATAAATTTTTTCATTAACATAGATTACCGAATATTTTTTTATACCCCCTGGTGTTCCTAGTAAATGTTTATATCTAATTCCATTTATATAAAAACCTTTTTTGCTATTCATCCTATTAAAATCTTTCATAGTATCTACAACTATACAGATATAATCTTTAACCAATAATAAATTATATTTATTTTGATATAAAGATTTAATATTCCTGCGATTCTCAATAGAAGTTGGTAATTTTTTAATTTGTTTAAGCTGTTTATTAATGCTATTTATTTGATTATATATGTATTCGGTATTAGTTCCGTTCAAGCCATCTATAAATCTAATTGCGGTGCTTTCAGCTAAAGAAACCAATTCTTTTTTATTAACTGCTTCTTCAATATCAATATTTAAATTCCATTTCGATTTTCTTAATCTTGTAGAATTTATTTTGTATATATATCTTTGTGAGGGCTGTTTGATCAATAAGATATCCTCCTATTTTAATCTGTTATTTCTACTTGATATTTATACATAGCATTATATAATTTATCAGGAATAATATTTTTATATTTATCTGCAACTTCTTTAATTAGATTTTCTTTATAATTTTTATATGCCTCAAATGCTTCTTCAGGTGTATCATAAAATCCTAAATATTTATTATTATCTTTATATTCACAAGAAGAATAAAACTTATTATGTTTTTTATTAAAAGTAACACCTATTGGAAAATTACCTCTACATTTATCATATTTAATAAATAGAAGATTAATTTCTTGAGGGACAAATATACAAGTATTAGGACAATATAATTTATTTTTTTTAAATAATATATCTTTATCAATATTCATAATTTGATTGCCAACTTCATAAAAATTATCTTCATACCATTCAGCAAAGTTTTGAAAATTTAACCATTCATCACATACTGTACAATTTTTATATGTAGGATATTTATTTTTAAACTTATCACTAAAACATCTTCTTAACATATCCAACCATACAGAATATCGTGCGGTATGTTTTTGATTTATTGTTGGTTTATATTTCCCTTCTCCTATGAAACCAATATTATAAACAGATTTATCATAAATATTCTTAATTACTCCTCTTTTAAAATTCTCATAGGAAGATGAAACAGTATTTCCATGTCCAGTAAATTCTACAGTAATATTATGTCTACCTTTATATTCAATAATTTTCATCTCAGAACCATATCTATTATAATTTATTTCCCCAATTCTATTAGATAATATAATTTTAATCTCCTCTCATCCATTCACGATAGCAAGCATCAAGTTCTTTCCTTTGTTCAGCATAATAATCCTGCTGACATTCCCAACAACAAAACGGATCTGTAGAAGGGGGCATATCCTTCAAACATTTGTAACAGTAAGAATATGTTTTCACAGTAACTATCCCTTTAATATCCCCATCAATATATGTATCAATTACCCTATCATTATTAATATTTATATTATCAATTCTATCTTTATTTTTCATATTATTAACTTTTTTTACCATTATATTTTAAATTTTCCTCTCTTTTTATAGTAATTTCTAAATGTTCATTTTCATGATTTAGCAACAATGAATCTAGGTTTAACCCGCAAATATAAAAACAATTAATCCCAAATTTATCTGTATTTATGAAAATTCCACCATCTTCTTCAAATAAAAGACTGTCACCTTTCATTACTCTGATGTAAACTAATGGTCTTAACTGTGATGAGAAAATATTATCTAATATTTCTGTGATATTAATAATCTCATTACCATTATGTATTTCAAACTGTCCATCTTCGTTATAAATTAATGTGCCGTTAAAAGTTTTATTCATAAATAATTCCTCCAATATAATTTATTTTGAGATTAACCCTAACCCCTATATTTTTATAACCATTTTCTATTATGTTTTATTATAAATTCCACTCCAGATTAAACGATATATAAAATAATGAGTATTTATATTATATTTTTAATAGAAAGATTTTTGAGGGTAATTTTATTGATTATTTAATAGAGATTTAATCTTCAACTTTAACTTTCTTCTCTCTAGGTTTTCTTGCTTTACTTAATCTTTCTCCAGCAATCTTCTTTTCTTCAGGAGTCATTTCTTTTTTCTTTGAAGGAGCTTTAAATATTGTGGGAGGAAGTAATTTTTTATCACAAATAAATTCTTTTCCATCTAAAACACCATTTTCATCAAATTGATCTGAAACATGTTTGTATGAATCTGGAAATTGTTTACATCGTTTATCAAGAAAATTAGTGTAACTTCTTATGTATGACGTAATTTGTGCTTCCTTTAAATCTTCGTCTATGCCAATGAAAATATATCTTTCGGATTTTTCCATATGTATATAATTCCTTCTTTCTATATGTATTATTATTGATATTTAATTATTTTTATCATTTGATGTTACATTCACATTCTTATTAAACTGTTTTAAAAATTGCCAACCAGCATAAGTAATCTTACCGTCTTTAACTAGATAATTCTTATTATTGTTAGGGGTTGGGGATATGGTCATAAGGATGTTGCCTCCTTTCTTGATTTTATTAGATTTCGGATATTAAATTTGATTGTTTAATTAGTTAATATGTATTAAATACCTAATTGAATTATACCATAATTAAATGTATAAAACAAGATATATTTATTTTATACATTTAATATAATCAATTAAAAATCAAATGATTTATTATTAATCTTTTGTGCAACACTCCTTTTAATATTTGAATTAACTTTATCTATATGAATTAATTTTAACTCATCAACTTTATTCTTTACTTGAAAATCAAAATTTTCCTTATCATCATATAAACCAACAAGAGTAGTATAATAATGTTTATCTTTAGTTAAATAATCATTACAATATCTAATTAGATGCAATTCATCTTGAAGAATCTTATTATACCTCTGTATTGATTGAGTATTGGTGACTAGTTTTTTAAGTTTATTTTGAGCCAAATAACCAAGTTTGCTTTCATTACTACATGTTCGTCTACAAGCAATAAAATATCTAATAAGATTGAATTTGCCCAGATTAGAATTTTTCAGATAATTAAATATTTTATCAATATCAATATTTTTAACAATAAAAAATGCGCTCTCTGGGGGAAGGGGTAACTCAACATAAAAAACATAGTTCTTATTCAATATATCATCAACAGAAATACTATTATAATGCAAATCATACATATCAACTATAAAATTCTTATTCTTTAAAGATGATATCGAATCTAAAAAAGATTTTGTAATACGTTTATTAGTATTGCTATTAATATACATATAATCACAAAGTATTTCAACACTACATAAACTTATTGATTGATAGTGTAAATAATTGCGATAGAGCAATGTGAGTATAGACAATTCTTCATTAGTTATATTCCGATCATCATGCCATTCATTAGGTATTCTAATAAATCCTTCTTGTAAATCGTTATTCATAAAATACAAATATCTCCTTATCTTAATTACTGTATTTTTGTTTTAATGTTAATAAATCATTTACCGCACTATTAAATTCTGGAGTTTCAACAAATGAATATTTAATTATCTGCTTATTGTTTTGGTCAAACTCATTAAATTTATAATAGTTAAATCCTAAAAATGATAATGCTTCTGCTAGATATTTCTTATGTATTACCCGATAATTCATAGTTTATATTCCTTTCTATTTTGAAATGCCTAAAAGTTGGTGTGTCACCAATATGGTTCCAAAAATATATGTTTATTGAAAATCACGAACCAAAACGGTGACACACATATGTAAAATCACGAACCAAAACTACCCCAAGATGTAAGTGTAGTAATATATACATAATATTAAATAAATTAAAATAACTAATAAAATTATTCCTTGTTGTTAATTATACTATTATTTTTTTATTATTATTTGATTTAATTTCCTTAATAAATTGTTGCGTAAATACCATAATATTATTATTTTTATATTCTGTTAAAATTTTATGCAAGAGATATTTAAAACCTTTCTTAGTTATATATGTAATATAGTATTCATTTGTAATTTCATTTGTTTCTTTATGTACTATTGTGTGTTTATAAGATTTAAACATATTTTCATCATTTATTAAACATTTATTTTGAATATCTAATATATTAATATCTCTTAATAACCGAAATGTCTTACCAATATTTAAACCATTTTCCTTAAATACTTCACTCATTTCTTCATATTCCTGTTTGAACTCATAATCTCTATATTTATTTACTATGTTTATAATATCATTTTGTGTTAATGTAATTTCTTTTTTGACATTTACAGATGGAATATACACACCATTATTTTTTTCTATATTTTTTATTAATTGTTTTAATATAGATTTATTTTTATATGTTACTATTTGCCCATCAATAATTGGTTTTTTATCATTGAAAATTAATTTTAGTGTATCTTCAATGTTATACCCATTATTAATACTATTATATTGTTTAATATAAAAATCTTCATATATAAATAGTAAACATTGCAACATAAATTGATTTGAATTATTAACTTCTTGAATTATTTCAAATACAAAACTAATTTCACCATCTTTATTCCAAGCTTGCTGAAGTTTATATGAATGATGTTTATTATTATTTAAATCTTCTTTATGTACTTGCCATCTGGTTTCAATATCATTACTTTCGCCTATATAGACCTTACCATCCCATATATTTTCTATTTTGTAGATACCTTTAGTCATATAATCCTTCTTTCATAATTGATTAAATTTCCTAATATTTATATTATGCTTTTAATGGAATTTTTACTTATGTTTTTATAATTATCACCTCATAATACTATACTTAACATTATTATAATACTAATATAAATATATGTCAAGCGTAGTATTAAAATATTTTTGCATTAATTTACCCAATACTAAATCCACTCAAATTCTCTTTCATCTTTTCTTTACTTGTATGGGTATATATCATAACTGTATTTAATTGTGCGTGGCCTAACTGATCCTGCAATTGTCGAACATCCCATATTTTATTTTCTAATATATCTGATGCATAACGATGACGTAATTGGTGTGGTGTAATTTTATTGCTATATTTATTAAATATTCTTTGTATTGTAAAAGTATTAAGTTTTTCACCTTTATTGCTAACAAATAAATATTCTGATTCACTAGCATATTTTGATTTGCTCCTATGATTAGCAATATACTCCTTAATAACTCCAATTGCTTTAGGATTAACTATAATAAGTCTTTGCTTATTTCCTTTACCTATGATAGTTAATTCATCATCTTTTAAAGTAACTAGTTTATTCAATTTAATATTTAATATTTCAGATATCCTTAAACCAGTATTAGCAAGCACTACTGCTATTGCATAATTTCTATACGGTTCATTATCTTTAAGTTTATTAAGAAATTTAAATACTTCAGGTGTTGATACTTTAACCGGAGAAGAAGATGATTTTTGAACCTTTCTATAGTCTTGAGACAGTACAACCAAATTCTCCTGCAACCCATCCAATACCAAAAACTCATTATAACTCTTAATAGCACTTAGAATCCGATTAACCGTTTTAGCATCATTATTTTTAGTATTCAAAAGATAATCTTTATAACGAATTACTTGATCTCTTTGCACAATACTAGGGGATAGGTTAAAGTGATTAAAGAATAATTCAATATCATGAGTATAGGATTTTATTGTATTGGTTGATTTACCATTAGTGGTTAGATGTTGGGTGTATAAGGGTAAAAAGTTGACCTCAATAGTATTATTAGTAGTATTTGTATTCATATTTAACTCTCCTTCAATTCTTTATAGTAGTAATATAATTTAGTATATGCTTGGTGTAATTAAATAATACTATAGAATATTATTGAAGTCAAGAAAATTATAAAATAAATATTTAAAAATATTCATAAAATAAAATCGACATAATTAAAAATATCAAAGATTATCCTTGTTTAATTCCATATTTTTCGGCACATTTATTACTTAAATAACTTCTATTAATAAATCTATCTTTACCATATATATCGGGCAAAGTAATTTCAAATGCTATATATGCCTTATCATAATTACATATACTTAATCCATGATATTTCTTTAAATCTAAAACCTCATCAATAGTATAAGGTTTTATCTCTGACTCAAAATGTTTTACATTATCTTTTGTTGTTGTAAGTAAAGTAAATGAACATCCAGCAGATTTAAGAGTATTCAATATATGCTTAAAATCACTAGGTTGATGTGCTGAAAATATATATTCTAAACCATATTTTCTCATTTCTCTGATATTCTCAAATTTAAGCGAAGTACGATGCACTTCATCACAAATTACAACCGTATGGTGAATATCTTTGCCTAACATTAATTTAGCAAACCATATCTTACTTATAAGGAATGTTGTTAAAGTTTTAATAGTAGCATCATTTAATTCTGATTGTGGCATTTTACAGAATACCGCACATCCCTCGGTTATCCATTTTGTAAAATCTATTTTATTAGTACCTTTAGTAGAGAATAAATTACTTAATACATAATCACCTAGCAATAAATCTAATCTATCAATAATACCTTGTACTAAGTTTAATTTAGTATCTCCATTCTTATCATCCAATTCTAATAATGATTGTACAATACGATTATCTTGTGACAAACCACTCTTATCTATTAGTTCATGACGTTTATCGAATTCAATCAAACACATTAAAACATCCATTATAGTAGTATTGCTTACTGAGAATGATAATAATCCAGCATTACTTAAATATCTTTTCATCTTAGGTGATAACTTTTGTGAATTATCTTCTACCATAGAATCAAGAAATTTAATTAATTCTTGGGAGAGATTATTAGAGAATTTTAATCTATCTGTTTCTTTAGTTAGTTTATTAATATTAATTTCATTCCAAGATAAAGGTATTACATTTTCTAAATCTGAGAAGTTAAGTTCTATAATTTTATCTTCGGGGAAATCAGCAGGTAAGTGATCTCTAATTTCATTTGACAATTCACATTCTTGTATTCCATCCAATACTATTAAACCTCTACCATTTTCAACTGATTCAACTCCATATCTAGTTAGTGCTTTAGTTTTACCTGATCCTTGTATACCAAACCAGCACTTAGGTAAACATGCAACATCCCGATCAGTATTATTCCAATATACTGTTTGTACTTGTCCCTTATATTTAGCAGTACCTTGTTGTATACCACCTTTTAAAAGTACGGGCGGTAGGTTAATTTCTTGTGTATCAACTTTCTCAATCTTATATTCTGTCTGCCATTGTTTAGTAGGGAGTTGTAATAATTGACCTATTTCTTTTGATGAATATACAAAGTTATCAAATAAGAAATTAACTTTCATTGGTTTTATTTCATTCTTACCATCATTATTATTATTATCATCATTATTCTTACCATTCTTATGCTTGTCTTTTTCATTATTCAATACTTTCTTCTTACTCACCACAAACTCATTATCATCATGTAATTCTCTTAGTGCTACTTGCATTGTTTTAGCAAATATATCTCTCTTAACCTTGTCCTCAGATTGAGATAAGATTCTTAACTTACCAATAAAACCATTATGATTAATCTTTTGGCGAGAAGATGATTCTAGTCTATTTTTATTCATATTATATTTAACCTCATTAGTTTTAGGATTATAAGATTCAAGCATTTCATTGGTTGAGTGAGAATAATAATAGGATCTCTTTTTAGGTTTAACTTCAAATAGGATATTAGAAAATTCAAATACACCATCAAAAAATTTCATTACCCAATCACCAAAAGACCAACCTATACCCGTTCTAATATTATCGGGTAATAAACCTTTTCTATATTTTTGTTGATTCTCTAGGGTTTTCTCTTTCCAAAATGAATCATGAATAGGAGAGAAAGTAAATTCTAATAATATACGATCATTAGTAGTATCTGATAAATCTTTTGAACAAGATAATATAGATGGTATAGGGGTATCACGATAATCGTCCCGTAGAGATTTGTAGGTTGGGTATTTAGGTTTTAATTGCCATTCAATAAGATTAGTGTTGTTAAATTTAGATAAATAGGGGATAGTAGCAGGTATAATAGTTACTTGATTAGTCCAGTTTGAATATACACGTTGTATAAACCAATCTTGGATTGATTGAGGTATTGTATAGTAGAAAGAGATATTAGTTGATTCAAGTAGAATTGCATATGAGAATGTTTGTTTAGTAGTGTAGATTAGTTTATTGTCCTGGTATTTAAAGCGTTGATGAATTGGAATATCAAGTGAATGAATACCATCTAATATTTTCTCTATTTTTAAGCCATTGGTAACATTAAAATGAGGAATTATTTGTAGACAAACTTGTGGTTCTGTTTGTATTTCTATTAATGATTTAATTGATTCAAGATTTATAGATTTAATTGATTTTAACTTGTCCCAAGTAGGTAATTCTATTTGTTTTGGTAATTGTAAAGGTATGGGGAAGGTATTAGGTACAGGTACAGGTACAGGTAATGTTAATTCCATTGTTTATAACCTCCTTAAACTAACTTAATAATGAAATAGAAACAAAATAAAAAAAATAGTTGGTCAGAGGGTTTTGCGTCACCAAATGGCGGTAGAGAAACTTTTTCTCTAGACATAATGATACAAAAACAGCACCAATATATATAAATCATTAATATACAAAGTAATAAATCAGTAACATTTTGCCAAAAAGTAACCATTACAAATAATTCTGCATCATTAAATTTATCTATTAAAGAAGTATGAATATTACTGGTAAAATTAGTTACTATTTCATTTAGTTTATTGGATATAATATCCATTTGAATCACCTTCTACACTTTCATGTTGTCAGCTATTCTATCAACCAATACTAAGAAATTATCTGCCATTCTAAAAATTATATATCCTATTGCTGCATATTTAATTCTATTTATACCTTCTGTATATCTCATCTGTATTACATAATAAGCACCGTAAACAGTAGAACACCAAAATAAAGTTTTAGCTATATCAGCAAAAATAGGAGCAATACCTGATCTAAAAGCATCATATAAACCTGCGCCTTCGCCAAATATACAAATATCCATATTTTATCTTCCTTTCCTAATAACCGATATACTAAAAATGATGAATAAAACTCCACATATGATTTTACCAGCTCCAATGAGATTATCTAACATCTTTATAACCTCCTTATGAATAAATGATTTTTTAATTGGTTAAAATAATGATACGAAAGGAAGTGAGAATATGATTTGGTTAGTTATTGGTGTCGGTGGTATGATGATTCTGGATGGAATTAGTCATTTTATTTAATTGATTAGATTTAAACTAACGATAAAATACTAGAGATTGAATCTTGAATATCTGAGTTAATGGTAGTAGTATTTTGATTATTAGATTCTGGTAAACTATTGAAATGTTGTTTTAACTTTCTCAAATGTTGAAATATATCGTTGAATTCAGTAGATATAAGATCACTAAGAATAAGATTTTCTATATACCTGGATTGATTAGGCTGTTGCTCTAAGTGAGTAATAGCCTTTTCTTCGTGTAGAATTATATTTTTGCGTGATGATTTTGTGTTTGAATTTGTCATAAGAATTACCTACTTTGTTTTTTAATTTTAAACAAATAGAATATGCCATAAAATATTGAACAAAGACATAAAACCTTACCTGTTCCTATTAATATATTCATAAATATACCTCCTTAAATTTATTATTGAGTTAATTTTAATATCCAATGAATAAATGTAGTTCCAGTTATTAAATTCAAAAAACAATAAAGAAATAAACCTCTAAATGTAAATATAAGAAGACCTTCGATAGTAAGTTTTTCTTCCATTATTAATCCTCCTTAATAATATTTTTTACCATACTTTCTAAATCTTCTTTAAATTTAGCATTTTTTATAATAGTTAGATATGGGGTTATTTCTATAAATAAATCAGTTAGTAATTCATAAGATTCATTAGCGATATCGGGTAGGTTAGTGTTTGTTAATTTATCATCATAATTTTCTAAATGATCACTTACATTAAACATAATATTTAATAATTTTTGCATTTCTTCCATAGGGGTTCCTCCTTGTGTTTATTTAAAATTTAAGATATTCATTATAGATGAAGATGTAGAGTTATCATTATTATTTAATTCTATCTCTTCATTTTTTATTGGGGTTATTGATACTTTATTGATATGCTGTTTAATTTCATTGAGTAAGTAATATACATTTGAATTAATGTTTATATCATTATTAGTAGTATTATTCATATTATTTAATATTAAATTTTCAACATAATAACTTTGATTTGATTGTTGCTCTAAATAATCAATTACCTCTTTATTATGAAAGATAAATAATTTCTTTTTAGAATACATTCTTAGCTACCTCCCACAAACCAAGAACATTATCCATAGCTGGATTATTGGATATACGGTATTTAGGTAATAATTTTAATAGATATTGCTCTAATAATAAAGAACCACCTCCTACACAAAGGATTTCAGTGTTTTCAAGATTCCAGCCTGATAACTTCATTATTTTAATTATTTGTTCAATATGAGAAGTGCATATAGAGGATATTATTTGTAGAGATTTTTCTTTATCTTGTAATAAACCATTTTTGAGGATTGATTCTAGTTCATAATCATTGATATTGATGTTGTATTGAGCATTGAGTGCTTTCTTTATTTTATTTAATAAAATTAATATTCCTTGATTTTCAGTGAACACGGTTGAATGGATAAGATTTTTGTTTTCACATATACACCCTTGGATCGTGATTCCTCCACAATCAAGAATACCTATAAGGTTTGATTTAATGTGGTTGACATAAATACACGATAGTGCTTGAGGAAATACCACTACATTTGGGATTGAGATGGATATGGGTTTATTATTTAATGAATAAGTGATAGGAGTAGTGGAACGTAGATAATTTTCAAATGCTTCCTTGTTAGATTGGTTATAAAGATTAATAGGGATATTTGCAACAAGATTATATTGTATGTGTTGTGTTAGTGTGGATGATAATAAACCTAAGCCAGTGAGAGTTGTGAGATAGTGTAAAAGAGAATTATTTTTATTCAGATTAATATCAATCTCTTCTGCATGATCTCCTATAAGATAATTATTATTTTTATAAGTGATTGAATGAGTATTAGGATAAGTGAGTGGGGAGGTGGTAGATTGAAATTTAGAGCGAAAAGAATAAGATTTAGGGATAGGGGATTGTTGGTAAATTTTTGTTGTATGAAATCCGTTATCTATAGCTACTGATTGGGTCATTTTAAATTGCTCCTTTCTATTGGATTTGTGGTTTATATACTTTTTATATATTGTGTGGTTAGTGATATATACGAAATATATAAGTAGATTAGAAGGGTAAATAGTGGAATTATGTTAAAGTTTAATTGGTGAGATGTGAAGGTATAATTAACATTAATTTTAAATAGTAACAATTGAAATGTTAGAAATGTTATTGTGCAATAAGAATGTTAATGGGTAAAGGGTATTAGAAATGAATGATATGAAGAAATAGATAATAGTATGAGTACGTTTAAATGAAATGAATATGTTTATGACTATGATTAATAAATAGTGAGTAATTGAAAGGTAATAGAAAGGTGTATTGAGGGGTAAAGGATTAAAAGTGTTAATAGGTTAGAAATATCCTATGTTATTTACTATTGCATAGCAAATATATGTGGGCGTGTGTGAAATTAGAACTGAAATAGAATGGATTGATTAATTTTAATCATAGTAAATTATGGTATGAGATTTAGGATTGATTTATATGTGATTTGACCAGAGATAAAGAGAAAGTTAAGTGTGTGATTTTTATAGGTAAAAACTATTGTATTTTATTATAAAATTGGTTCAAGGTTGAGAGGAAAGATGTTGGGTGGTATGAAAGGTTAGGTTGAGAAATTGGAAGGGTTTTTGGAGAGGAATTTGTGATTAAAATAAGTATTAAAAATAAAATATAAATATATAAATAAAATAGTTGACATTGTATTATAATAGTAATATAATAATATCAGGCATACTATGCCTAGAAATAATAGGAGGTATTATTATAGTTTGCAGAAGGAAATAGTAATTAATAGAACAAATGTTCCGATAATGGAGGAAGGAGGTGTATGGTATCCATTAAGTTATATAGGTAGTAAAGTATTATTAAAGAATTTATCACCGTCACAATTAAAACAGAATGGATATGGAGAATACATAAAAGAATTTCAAATTGATTATGGAGAAAATACTGGTGGGCTACAAAATACATATTGTATATCTAAAGATGGTTTAAAGGTTGTATTAGGAAATAGCAAGATTGGTAGGTTATCTGTTGAACAAAGGAAAGCTATGAAAGAGGCATGTGATTATTTACACTTAGAAGTGGATATAAACTTTAATGAGAAATTTAAAGATTGTATAACTGAAGAAGAAATAGAGCAACATGACTTCTGGTCTAAAGAATGTATTAATGCATTTATAAAAGAATTTGAAGGAGAAATTATATGGCAAAGGTGTAATAAGTGTAATAAATATTATCCCTATCATAAAAACTTTTGGGTTAAAGAAGTAAATAAAAATAATAAGAAACCTTTAAGAACTACATGTAATAATTGCGAACAATTACATATTGAATATATTAACAATAAAGAATTTACAAAAGCTTATTACGAAGGTGGGGAGGATCTATATAATATATATAAATATAAAAACAAAAATATATATGAAACATATGAATTGTATTTAAAAGGTAAGATTATTTATTATCCGTCCATATTACATAATAGTTTGAATGTTGTTAACATACTTAATAAATTTTATAAAGAAATAATATTAGAGAATTTAGACAAATGTAATCAAGAGTTTTTAAGTGAAATAACAAAAATACCTATTGAATACATAAGTATGAAATCAGTAGACAAATACTTTTATAAAAAATTGAAAAATAAAGAAATACTAAAAAGTAATTTAGGAGAAAAAAATAAAAAGATAATTCAAAAAATAACGTTTGAAGATGCAGTAGAACTTATTAATATGTATCTACAAAATAATAATATAAATATAGACGATGTATATACATATGATTATAATACTTTGCTTAAAGAATCTAAGGCTTATTGGTATGTGATTAATGTTGAAAAAGATAAATTAGGATTTATTATGAAATATTTTAATAATGAGTACGGAGCTTATAAGTTCAAATCAATAACAGGACAAAAATACTGGCAAAGTAGAGATAATGTAGATCAAGCTATGCGGTATTTAATTGAAAAAGATATGCAACTACCAATTGAGAAAATACCTTTATATATCACTAAGTACGGCATAAGAAAGCAATCTGATACCTTATATAATATTCTTTATAAAAAAAGATTTGACAACTCTTTATTTGAATGGATTAATAGATTATATCCAGATAAGTTTATTGAACAGGATTTTGATATCGGTATTATTAGGAATAAATTTGATTCAGTGGAAGAAAGTATTATAGATGAAATGTTAAGAAAAGAATTTCAAACGGTTATTTATAATAATAGAAACAGCGAAAATGAAATTACTGTAAAAAATATGAACCCAGATTGGATTATACTTACTGATAATAATATTTATATTGTTGAGTATTTTGGAATTGCTTTAGAACAGCAACAATATAATACTAGAATTAAATATTATATTGATAAGATGAAAAATAAGATGGAAAAATATCGTACACTACCTTATGGAGAGATGATATATTTGTATCCAAATGATATAAAAGGCGATTGGAAAGGATTTTATGAAAAGATTAAACTAATAAAATAAAGATATATAGTATATTCGATAGTAGTTAATGTATGGGTTCGTATATTAACTACTATTTTTTATTAAGTAAATAGGTTAGAAGTAGATTTATAAGGGATTGAGGGTTAGTTAGTATGGTGTTATTATTAAAAATCTATTGAAATTTATTAATATACCCCTGTGGTGTTTAGGGTTAAAACTATAATATTTTTGGTATGTTTTACGATTACATAGTGAATGTATTTTGAATTAAATTTATTAGAATTTTATATTTACCGTTGTTACTCGGAATCGGAATGAACCGCGATGTCGATAGGGAAGAGATGTAGAACATGTGTTCGATAATTTTACCCTAAAGTTTGTAAAGTAGGGCGGGCATACCTAGTCAATTATATTGATAATCTGTTAATCTTACTTAAAGTGCTAAGAATACCGATATAATGGGATTTATAGACCATGAAATAATACTACAGAATATGTGTTGTACCTCTATATTTGATTATGGACGCTATGAAAGAGGTATTTTGTACTGATATTTGCTGCCGATAGCATGAAATATGGATAGAAATAAGCCGAATAGAGCAAACTATACTAATAGGATCAGTTTGGCTGGTCTTGATGTGTTTTGATACTGTTCATTGCTATCGGTTGGAGTCTGCCAAGGGAAATTACTTGACAAATTTTCGGGGATGATAACAGGGAATCAACTATGGAAGACATACAAATAGTATATCACATTAACTTAAATATGACACACATTAAACTAATTAATCATCATATATGATACATAATAACCACAATATCACACAATTAAACATCACATTACATCATATTAAACCTATTTAATCCTATATTACACCATATATGCCTCACATCTAAACAAATAATACTCATATTACCATATAATAATTTAATTAGTATAGCACATTAAACTATATATGCGTCATATATACAAAATAATAATACAATATGAGTAACATTGTGTCTGGTCTTACTCTAACAAAACCACAATATAAATATACTTGCAAACCAATACCATACATGATACAATAATAATAACTATGTAAACAAATAAATAATAAAGGAGACTAATAAACCATGACACCACAACAAGACCCATTATACAACCTTATCCAAACCAACCTAACAATAGGCCAAACAATAAAGAATTATAAGACTTTATGCACTCTATTATCCGAAGAACCAAAGACCGGGAATGCAAAAATCTATCAAGTAAAAGAATGGCTCAGATATTTTGATTATGAAAAGGATAAACAAAAATATATAATCACTAAAATACATAGCACTCCATTACCCAAAGATGATAATTATTTATATGGTAATAACTCTATTTATATCAAACACATTGAATTATTATTATTGAATCATCTATCCAGACAAGATGGAAAACAAACAAGAATTACACTTAAAAAGTTATTCTTATTATTAGGTATGATCAATATTAACTATATACAAGAGGATAAGGAAAATATAAAAGCTGACTCTGATTTTATTACCGATTACCATATTAATCATTTTTACCAAAGAACTTACCAAAAACTAAGGGAAATAATATTCAGCACTTTAAATAACTTAAAGAATAGACGGTTAATAGACTATGAAGAATTGACAATGATTAATATAAGAGAAGTAAATACAACCAATGCAACAATAGAACGTGAGGCCACAGAAGAAGAAAAGGATATTATAAGAGATATTGAAAAGGAAACATTAATTAATATGAATCTTGAAAGCATTACTATAATGCATCTCAAATTTAAGCAAAAAGAATTTTATTCTAGAGTCAACCAATTATTAAAAGAAAGGCATAATATAAATTATACCTATAAAGATATTAAGATATCATTCACCAAAAAATATATAGATGATGCCTTGCAGCAAGCAGAATTATTAATACAAAAGAGAATGTTAAATGATAAGATAGTTCTTGCGGTAAATGAGCAAGCACAAAAGAAATATGATAAAAGTCAGGAACAATATGATCAGCAAGTAGAAGAATATATGAATCATATTATCGGCAAACCGTCCGAAATGTCATTGAGTAAATTTTTCCGATTGAATGATGTATATTTATATGCTCAACAAGAGTTAGCGGAATTATTGATTAAACTATAATATTATGAATATAAAATAAAAGTTGTCTGTCGAATACTATATAATAGATTTATTTCTATATAGGTTTTGACGGACAACTTTTTTAATTCTCTTATTATACCGTGTAAATGTTCAATTTTTTATCTTCTATTAAATTACCTCCTCTCATACTCCCCAACAACCACCATAAACCAACCAACTGAATACAAAACATCATAAAACATACTACCGTCCAACCTTGAGCCATATAACCACCTATACAATCAAATCATGCTGCAACCACCATTATATTATCAATCTAATACCAACCTATTCTCAATCAATCATCAAAATAAAAATATAAAAATATTCAAAAAAACTATTGACTTCATATTCCCAACCTGATATACTGAATTCAGATAAGAGATACAGACACACGAACAACAGGCCGACAGCCTAGACCGCTTAGACCTAAAGGCCAGCCGATTCAGATTCGAGTTACCTTTACCTCATGCAAGCTCTAATACAAAAAGTATTTATTGAATCGTGGAGGATATAAATACTAATATAGCACTCTAACCTACTAAGCCGTATAGCTGGAGGCATTGACCCGGCACAAGTATAGTAGAGATAAATTGAAAGATATGAACAGAGTGCAGTAACCGAGAATAGAGAATCTTGAATCAAGATAACAACCAACAAACATTATCTTGCTTGAAGGTTTTTAGAAGTCTAAAATAAAATGAAAGGAGATATCAAAATGGCAAATAAACAACATATAACACTAGAAAGAGCTAGCGAAATATTAAGAAATCAAAGCATATTAGAAAAATTAGTTGAAGAGGAAGGAACCCTAACATTAAAAGAACTTTTTGGATTGCAAAATGTAATTAGTAATATAATAGAACGAGTAGTAATAAACGAAGAATAATTAATATCACTCAGTATAAAACCGAGATTTGATGCTAAAATAACAAAAAATGAAAGAAGGAATAACACTAATGGAAAACAAAAAAACCTTGAAAAACCTATTCAAATTATCCCATAAAATCTCTTTATACGTTCCGACAAAAGACAAAAACAATATTGAATTATCACAGGAACTAATTAATAAAATGGTTGACTTAACAGCTTCTACGTTCTCCCAGGTTAATGGGGGAGCTACTTCTACATCCGCACTAGGTTACTGGAAATCAGCATCAGGGGAATTGATAAAAGAAAAAATTACCGTAGTATTCAGCTACACAAATAACCTAGAAATTGCAATTGAGTCAGCTATTGAAATAGGCGAACAATTACTAACAATGGCTAATCAAGATGCAATAAGTTTAGAAGTTAATGGGGAATTACATTTCATATCTTAATATCTTGTTAAAGCATATACCTATAACAGTTAAGTATATGCTTTATAGAGGATATAACAGATACACAAAATAACAAATAAAAGGAAGAAGGAATTAAAATGGCAAGAAATCTCAAAAAGGAAAACCTTAAAAAACTATCTCAAATCCAAACCGCAAATAATTTTAAAATTGATCTAGCAAATTATATCTATAATCCATCGCATGATCATGAATACCCTTCATTAATCAAATTAACAAACGAGACGGAAACGGAAAAACAATACACTAGGTTTTATTATTTTAAGTATTGTAATGGAATTGGTAAATATTTTACGGAAACCTATTCAGCCACTAAGAACAATGATGGCAACATATGGAGCATAACAAAAGAACACAAAGAAACCGAACTAAAAGAAAGTAATAGATTTAGCCTAAAAGAATTAATTCAATTAGCTGAACAAACAATAACAGAACAAACCATAACGGCAGCATAACACCAAATAATATTTTGTTAGAGCTAATTAGAAGTATAAAATAAAATTAGCTCTATAGAGAATATTTAAAACACAATAACAGAACAATAATAAAAAGAAAGAAGGAAATAACAAAATGACAAAAGACCAAAAGACAATAACAAACCAAGCCAGAAACCTAAAATCTAAAATGGCCACAAAGAGAATACAAGTACACGCAACATTAAAAGAATTAACACTATTAGTACAATGTAGCATATTAGAAGACTATACACTAATGAAACAAACTAAACTATATAATAATCATGGTGGCGAATACTGCGAATATCTTGGAATGATATAACAGACTAATGGAAGGAGCACAACAAAATGAAAAAAGTATATTTTAGATCACCCGGTTGTCTAAATCTAATAGGCAAGGTTAAAAAGGATTATAAAGTGAATGATACCTTTAAATTAAAAAACACTACTTGCAAGCTCCAAGTAGTAGAAATTAAGAATAATGAACTAATTGTAAGACCTGCATAACACTATCACAATATAATCCTTATTAATAGGTATTATAGAATCAAAATAAATATAATACCCATTGTCAAAGATTATAAACCGAATACAATTACAAATAACAAAAGAAAGGAGTATAATAAATGTATAACACCACAACCAACCACAACCACAAAAGAAAGGCGGGAACTTCCATTAATACATTCACTATTAATAATAATACCTATTCTATCCGCTTAACAAACCATGCAGAACTCAGACTACAGCAACGACAAATTGATCTTTACCAAGTAACAGGATCAATACTCAGTCTAGGAGAAAAAACAATAACAGCCTATGCTGGTAGCAACAGAGATATTTTTATACAAGATAAACCAAACAATTTTTCGATAGTTTGCAATATTACAAATAATACCATAACAATAATAACAGTCATTGCTAATTGTGATTGCTGGATTAAAAGCGGAACTATAGCGGTAAATCTATAACAGATTAAAAAAATGAATTGGAGGAATAAAAATGAATAACAATAACAATGATATACTACCAGACTTTTGTGGTAAAAATAATGTAAAATATATTTTGGTAACTGAAAAAGACAATATAAAAATAAATCATGTAATTATTCAAAATCAATTTGATTGCTATAATGGAATATATGAAGTATTACAAGATAATCTATGGATCATAGGCCGTTGTCAATTACATTGTTATAGTACAGATTTTAAAAGTTTTATTTGGGAAAAGACTATAACAGATAAAGAATTGAAAACTTGGGTTGAATCAAGTATATTAAAATTTGTAAAAATAAATTAGCACTCAGCATAAAATAACCGTTTGGAATCAAGTGAAAAGGAGGTTATTATATGTATGTGATTAAATGTGAAAATCAATACTTAAAATTTATTGTTCGAGAAGTGTTCCCCAAAATGGTAGACGACATAGAAGATGCTACAAAATATGAAACTATTACTCCAAATATGCACTTTATAGTTGATGTAATGAAAGATAAAGAAAAACATAATGATATTAAAATAGAAATGATATAACAGACTTATCCTATCACGAGCAGTATATCATTTAATAAAAATAAATATCCACTCTTTACAATCATATTACCAGTATGATATAATGAGGCATAAAATAAATAAAGGGAGTCGATAACATTGACAAAAATCCAAAGGTTAAAACATATTAATGATCTTAATACCATCCTAGAGCAAGCAGGAGCTACCATTGATAGGTGGGGAATGTATCATATAGGCGAATACAAGTTTGACACCAGAGAAACAAATTTAAAGGTATATAAAGCTAAAAATAAAATATCATCTCAGCCAATGACTAAAATATCAATACTGGATTTTCAAAACTATATCAGTCGGATATCATCTAAAAATCAATAACAATAATTCTTATTAAGTGGTACTAATAACAAATAACAATTAGCACCACTTGTCAAGGCTTATTAGTAGTAAAACAAAAATATAAAGGAGGATAAATATGGTAAATATTGAAGAAATCAGAACTAGCGTATTTACTCCAGGTGGACAGTTTGCAGACCTATACAATGTAGCAGGAACCATTCCCCACTTAATCTGTAGAACATATATCAAACCATATCGGGAAGGAATGAAAAAAGATGTTAATAACATTACCTTATTTCTTGATGCAGACAATAACATTTTTAGTGGTCAAATATGTAAATACAATTGGAATAAAGGTTTGCACATAGTTGAATTTATAGAGGAGGAATAACAATAATGGATTTTAGAGAATATCAAGAAATCAGCATTTCTTTAGGTGGAGCAATAGCAGAGACGGCAATATTTAGTAGAATGTTTCATGGACGTATAACGGCAATAACAGATAAGGCTATACAATTACAAGGTTATAACATGGAATCTAAAAGCATGGAATTATCAAAATATACTTGCTGGATACCTAAAAAAGCATTAATAAAACCGCAACCAATACCAGGAATAGGAGAATTAAGTTATTATAAACTAGCGAAATGGTTTAAAGCTGAAAAATATACAGAATGGTTTTTAACTAATTATGCTCATGTTAGCGGATCAAGCGCACAATAACAGCAAGCAATTAATTTTTGTTAGAGTGTTAAAATCAAACTATAAATAAGATATAACAGATTTTAATATTCTATAGAGGAATTAATAATAACAGAATAGTAATAAGGGAAGGAGGTAAAAACATAATGTATATCAATAAAAAATCTATGCCCGAATCAATAAAAGGAAAAATCAAAATAAAAGACCTTGAGAAATTATTAGAAATAGAAAAAACTGAGTATGATACATTTGAATACATGCTAATTTATAACAATGAATATATAATTCATGTTGACCGAACATTTGAATGGCATAAAACAAAAGGAGCAGAATACAAAATAACTTCAGTCAAATATATTTATCTAATAGATGAAGAAGGTAGAAGATATTCATACGCAGTATAACAAACTAAAAATAATTATTAAGAAAGAAGGAAACATAATGAACAACCAAAAATCAATTATCAAGTCTATTGACGAGCAGGGAACTATAACAGACCATGCGCTATACACTTTACCAGCCAACAAAGCTCTAGTATGTTACTTAGAGCAGACTATCAATAAGAATTATAAAACCTGGGATTATTTCAATGATAATTTTATCGATGCAGCAGGAATTGAGTATAACACAAAGTCTAAATTTATTGATATGATCAAACCTTTACCGAGTAAAAAAGGATTTGCCATTGATTTAGGTGACAAGGTTATTTGTGCATATCAGCAATAACCAGATTAATAAAATAATTAAGGAGTGAAAATCATATGACTAAAAAATGGACAAAAGGTTATGACTGGTTAGACGATTCTCCCCGTTATACTTTTGAAGCCCGTGATCCCTGCAATACATTAGAAACCATTAGAGTAGTTGTATATCAAGAAATGGAAAAAGAATACAGTCACGATTCAATCAAAAGACCTTTTTATTATGGCATAGTAGAAAATACGGAAAAAGAATCTCAAGATATTATTGGAAGGTTTAAACTGCTAAAAGATGCAAAAAGGGAAACAGAGAAATTGTTTGATGAATACTGCAAACTTTACCCTCAAGCGGTATAACAGCAGTTAAACTATACTTGTGATGAAAGATTGATTTTATCACTAAATAACAGAATAAAGATATAATTGTAAGCATAAAATACTATTGACAACATGAAAGTAAATCTGTTAGAATTAGGTAATAACAGAATTAAAAAAGGAGTGGAGCAGAATGAAATTTGATGACTTATTAAAAACTCTTGATGGTAAAGAAAATATAGAATTGCATGTTGATGGTCTGCAATTACATTTTACGGCACAAAATACCAAAAGAATACAAGGAACGGGAAATTGAGAAAATTAGAATTGATTCACAAATATATTTAGGAATTAAAATTTATTTAGTATAACAGCAGTACCTTCCAGTATGCCCAATTTGGGCATAATTGAGGGTATTAAAAGGAAATAAAAATAATAACAGAATGGAGTGGATAGGAATGAAAACTTTAAAAGCAGGAGAACTCGAAAAATACTTAGGTAATCAAAATTTGGTATGTGAGAAGGTAAACTTCTTTAAATATCAAATTAGATGCATGGATGATAATAAAATCCTTGCTACTGGGTATACTTTACGGAATTATGTTTCTGGCATAATTAAAGTAATGTATACAGGAGATTCAAGAAGAAATTATAAGAGTCTTATTCTTGAATCAGATGTATACAAAGGAATATTTACAGGTGGATCACAACATTGCATATGCGAAATATGCAAATAACAAAACCAATAGCAAATTTGATTCAAAGTGAAAAAATGGAAGGAGGTATAACAATAATGTTTAAAACAGTGGAACAAATAACAAATAAATTCATAAAAGATGGATGGAGCAACAATACATCTTTCGAGGAATTAGAACTAAAAGAAGCGGAGGAAAAAGGATTATCCTTTGTAATAGAAGGAATCAAAAAAGGTAAAAAATATTTTAAAATGAGCGTTTGCAATAATATATATAATGATAGTGGGAAAATTGTTTTATATAATATTCCTGCCATTAAAACAAATTAGTACAGAACAAAAAATAAAAAGGAGTATGTTTATATTATGAGCATCAGATATAAGTCAACATTTAAGTTTTTTGATACTGAAGAACAAGCAAAAATATTTTGCAATAATGAAAATCTAAATACCTATATTAGAAAAAATCATAAGGCACATTATACGCCTTGGAGTAGTCAAGATGGAACAGAAAATAAATTTGTGGCATGGTATGTAACCAAATAACGAATTAACATTTTAAAGGTTAACACATAACACAAACAAAATATAATAACAGCCAGTGTTAACCTCTGTAAGTGTTAAGCTTAAATAAAAATAAAAAACAAAAAAGGAGTTGGAAATAATGGAAAAGAAAACAAGACACATTAACGGGGTAAAGGCTTATAAGGTAGCAGGATGTTGGTACGCAGATTATAACCAATATCAAGCAGTAAGACAGCAGCAAGGAGTAAAAGCTAATATTGATGTATTTTGCTCATGGTGTGAAAAATATAATCTTGAGCCTACAGGCTAAGAAAATAATGTTGACAACATGAAACTAAACCATTATAATTATAATATAAAGTTTAAAGAAAAAAGGAGTGTTATAAAATGGAAAATATAATTAAGGTAACAGCAGAACAATTTCAAACTATTCTAAGTGATAATAACTATAAGGGAATCAATTTTAATAAATATGAAATCATTCCAGACTATCCCTTAACAGGTAATAAAATAATTGATATATGCTTACATTCCAGAATTAAAGAAGATAATTCTATTCTATATTATGGAGGCCATATATGCGGAGATTGTTACACATTCCAATCCATAGTAAATAAACATTATAACACCAGTTGTCTCTTTGTTGACGGATATAGAGCAGTATTAGCCGATAACAACGCATATAATATATACACATACTGCGAAGGTGATATAACGGTAAATCAGTATAACAGCATTGAAGAGTATCAAGTTGCAATAGCTGAGACTATAGAATTTTACGAAAATAATTAAGTGAATTCTTATAGTTGGGATGCTCTAAGTAGTATCCCAAAATAAGAGTTTAATTAATAAAAATAAAAGGAGTGTTGGCAATGTCAGACAATAACAGTATTAAAATGGCAATCAATGAGGAATTAAACGGAGTGGAATTATATTGGCCTAAAGATGAGAAACCAAATAACACCATTAAAAACATTCTAAAAGATGCAGGATTTAGATTCTCATGGAAAAAAGAATTGTGGTATGCCAAACAATCAGAAAAAACTTTAAAATTGGCTCAAGAATTAAGCGGAGAAATTAACCAGGATCAAGAATTAGTAATAACAGATAATAGCAACCAGACCACAACAACCAAACCAGAACAATCTTATTTTCCCTCTTACAATACTGTAGGTAGTACAGAAATCTTTAAATCAAGCGATATAGAATTGAATAGCAGAGTTTCCGGCTACTTTGCAGATATTAACGCATATATTCATTTTTATGCTGATAGTGCAGTATTAATCGACCTTACCAATGCATTAAAAATTGGTAAAGAATGTAATCGTTATTCAATCCGTAAAAATGTATGGGATGACCATAAATCTGTATTAACAGAATTGTGGAACATCGGCGAAATTGAAACCGTAAAAGCATTTCATAACGCAATAATAACCGATTCATTGAATATTGAAACTTTAGAGATAGACAAAGGTTCACAAAAAGGAATTAATACCTTTTCTCCATTCGTTGAAATCAAACCAATTAAAACACCAAAAAAATGGACTATTGCTCATGTTTGGAAAGCTATTTTATCAGGTCAAATATTCAAAGGAGTAAAAGACGGGTATTATTCAGATGATTATGCTTATGATGCAGCATGTAATTATGGAAGAGGCTCATCACTTGATTTAATACATTTAGCAGAAAGAATAATCGAAAGTTCTTCAGGTTGGTGGGTATCAGCAGGAGAAACAAAAGAAGGTATAACACCGTTAAGCTTTAATTGCCATAGTTTTGACAGCAATACATTATACTTTGATGAGAACTGCAATATAAAAAAAGGAGAACAGAGAAGAAGAAAAGAAGCAGAAGAACTTGAAAATTACAATAACAGTATGTTGGCAGAAGTTAAAAATATCACTCCAGAAGATGTTGAAGAAAATACTCTATATACAGTAACTTACTTAAAAATGGATAATAACAGCAAGAAATATCATAAAATCTCCGAACTATTAACAGGATCAGAATTGTTTTGGGAGGATGAAGTATATACTGGAAATGATACAGAACCGACAATTATTTATAAATGTAACCGTAAAGTAACAGCAATAGAAAACCATAATATAATTGAGAATAAAATATATACTATCTCTAACTTCTATAACAGACCGCATTTTGATGATGATCAGCGTTTTATCAATATGGGAAATTGGGAAACTATTATAACAGGTAAGGCATTAAAAGAAGTATTACAACAAGGTTATAAATTCCCAATGATTAAAGAATCAGCCGAGTATAAAACCTTTGAACAGGCAATAACAATAATTAAGAATCACATAACTGGTAAAATGGCATGGGGTACTAAAGCATGCGATACAGATTATCAAGAAGCATTTAAAAGGATATTAAAAGAGATGAACAGGTTAAATATAAATAGTTCGGCAATGTAAACTAAAACAATAACAGCAGTTTAAAAGGTTCTGCTTAATTCAAAAACCTTATAACTATAATATAAAAAATAAACTAAAGGAGGTATAACAATGAATGATATAATAACAGTCTCTTCCCTAGTCATTAAATACTTTGCAGCCGGATGGATACTAATTGTATTTAGTTGCTTTATGGTTAATTACTTATCAATGAAAAACGCTCTAGAGATAAAGAAAACAAGAATGAATAGGCATATAACAGCGAGACAAAGTTACCTCAAGAGGGTAGCGTAAACAAAAGAATAAAATAAAGAATGTGCTTGCATATCATGTTGTGAGTATGGTATAATTAATACATCAAAACCAAATAACTTTTTTATCAAGAAAGGAAGGGTAGAAAATGAGTAGAACCATTCAATATGTGGAGTTAGAATTTAAATACTCAACAATTTTAGTCTACAATAAAATTCCATCTAATCAAAAATTAAAAAAGGCCATTGTAGAAACTTTAATGAACAAGTGGTCTAAAAAAGCAGAAGAAATAAAAGTAAAATATTTAGAAGAAAAAACAGTTAAGTATTCAGAGGATGTGACGGTAACTACAAAGTTATTTAAAGTAATTTGCGGGACACATGATTTTGATAAATACACCTTAAAAGTTAAAATCACAGAAATGCCAGTATTGACAGCATAATAAATATTTGTTTGAAATTCAGATTCTATAACGAATTGAAAGGAAGTGTATTGAAATGTTACCATATTCAATAGAAGAATTTAAAGAGGAAAGAAAAACAACTAAAAAGGCAGACCGGAAAGAATTATACAAAGAATGTAATGTTAATATTACAACAGTTGGAGAACTGAAAGAGTTTTTAAAAGGTGTTGAGGATAACACATTCCTAAACATAATTCTAAGAGGAGAAGACGAATTAGGATATGTTGCAGATGGCGGGACAGTGTTTACACAGTATGATATAAACGGAAAAACATTAAATATTACGGCAGAATTAATGGACATTGGATAAAACTAATATTTTATAAGGATGAAAGGAAGGGATTTGAAATGTTAGAATTAGGAAAGATTGAATATGCTGAAAAGATTAAAAATATGCTAATGGAGGATACCCGCACACAAAATATTAAGTCCAGTTTTGAAATGTTTGAAAATTGCAGAGAGCAAGGGTATAGAGTTTGCAATTATAACGATGAAGCAAAAATTCAAACAATTGCTTTTAGTGAGAATAGAAACAGTGATGAAATTGTTGTTTATAGTAGTGTGAAACATGAATCAAGTGCTTTTCAATATTCGGATAAATTTTGGAGTAGTTCTAAATATTTCAGATATGATGATTTTAGCGGAGCAGTAGACTATATTATTGAATTACTAAAAGCATAACAAAATAAATCAGGCATTTTGTAACGATTTTGAGTTTGGAAAAACATAGTATAATAGAGTATAAAGGAGATTGAAGGAGATTTAAAATGTTAGATAGTTTTTATGTTGAATGCAGCCAATGTGGAAGAAAAATTGATTTAAATAATTTAATTTTAAATAAAGATTATACTATTGAAATTCATGATAACGAAGAATGTTATTTTTGTAAAGAATGTAACTAAGTTAAAAATATGATATTAAAGGGTAAAAATAAATATGGTTGACATTTTAATAATATGCCTTTAGAATAAATAAAAAGGAGTGTTGAATCATGCCTTATAAATATTTTATGGATATCAACAAAGATTCATGTGAATTCGGATGGGTGTATAGAGGCAAAGAAGAAGGTAATAAAATCATCATGGTCAATGAAATAGGTTTAGATGAATTTACCTTAGAGAAAGATGAGTTAATGACTTATGTAGAAATTACTAAAGCAGAATACGATAAAAGGCAAGTATAAACAAGAATGTAATATAAGTTTAAAATAAAATTGAATATATTAGACTTAAAGCGGTATTGGTGGATTTAGTCTGATAACATTTAGATTAATAAAACCAATACCGCTTTTTTGCGTTTAAAGATAAATATTAAAGGATGTGAGGCTTATTGAAAGTATTTATAAATATTTAATAGTTATATAATATAAATATAAGGAGGGTAAAATATTTAATTGAATGTTTTAAGTTTATTCGATGGTATGAGTTGCGGCCAGATTGCTCTCGAAAGAGCAGGAATTAAAGTGGATACATATTATGCTAGTGAAATTGATAAGTATGCTATACAGATTACTCAAAAGAACTATCCTGGCACTATACAATTAGGAGATATAAACAACATTAATTTGAAGCAATTTGATAATATTGATCTACTTATAGGAGGTAGCCCTTGTCAAGATTTAAGTATTGCTAAAAAAGACAGGCAGGGTATTAATGGAAGTAAAAGTGGTCTGTTTTGGAAATATATCGAAGCATTGAAAAGTGTCAAACCAAAATATTTTCTTTTTGAAAATGTAGCAAGTATGAAGAAGATAGATAGAGATATAATTTCAAAAGAATTAGGAGTGCAACCAATATCAATCAATTCATCATTAGTATCAGCTTTAAATAGGGAAAGATTATATTGGACTAACATACCTAATATTATTCAACCAGAAAATAAAAATATATATGTTGTTGATATATTACAAGATGATTTAGAAATTGAAAATAAATATTATCTTACCGACATAGCAGTAGAAAGATTAGTTAAAATAAACATAAGAGCAAAAGAAAAAGGATTAGGATATAAAGATTGTATTATTGATGATCTTAATAATAGTAAATTTTTATGTTTAGATGCTAATTATTTTAAAGGAGCAGACGGAAAAAGAAGTGTAATTTTAGCAAAGGATTTAAGAATGGCAACACCTGTAGAATGTGAAAGACTTCAAACATTACCTGATAATTATACTGAAGGGGTAAGCAATACACAAAGATATAAAATGCTTGGTAATGGCTGGACTGTTGATGTTATAGCACATATTTTTAAATACATATTAAAATAAAAGTATAAAAATCATGTTGACAATAGCAACATATAGACTTATAATTATATTATAAGATATAATAAATTAAAGGAGTGATAAATGATGATGTGGGAACATTTTCAAACTAAACAAGAATTAATAGATTACCTTATGGAAAATGAACATTGTTGGGATGCTTATTGGACACAAAGAGATTATTTAAGTTTTAAAGATAATAAGTTTTATTGTCAAAGATGTGAAACTATAGTTGGTGGATTTAATTATGATATGGTATGGTGGGAAGCATATATTTAAACCAAATAGGTATTTGGATCAATAACAGGGAAGGGGCAAACAAATGAGTTATGCTAAAGCAATGAAGTTTAATAAACGTAGAAATAAAGCAATTCAACCGTGTTTAAGTATGCCTTTTGATGGATTACCAGAAGGAAAACATATAGAGAGCTATACTAGCAAAGCAAACAGAACCGCAACGGGGTATAACGTAAGAGTTAAAGAAGATAATGGTGGAGACTTTCAACAGGTATCAGAGGAATTTAAAACAGAGGATGAAGCAATTGATTACATAAACAATAACAGTTGTTTAGAACAACAATATAAATATGTAAGAATATACAGTACAGAAGGAATGCATATTAGTGGATGGTAAATAACAACGTCAAACAATCATTTGGATCAAATAAGTTTGACTAATCTAAATTATATTTGTATAATAATATAAATGTAATTAAAAGAGGTGATACCTACGATTAGCTATAAAAAATTACAAAAACTATTGATTGATAGGGATATTAAAAAACACAACTTAAAGATATGATAAGTATTTCTTCTTCCACTTTGGCTAGATTAAGTTCAAATGAATATGTATCTCTTGAGGTGATTGATAAGATTTGCAAAGTTTTAGATTGTCAACCAGGCGATATAGTGGAATATATTAAAAAATAATGTAACAAAAATTATAGAAAGGAAATATAATTATGAAGAAACTAAACATATCTTGGACTATTAAAAAAATAATCCAAAATATAGACAAGGAGAATGTATTATTTAATCATCCAATACAACGAAAAGCAGGGCAATGGTCAGATGAGCAAAAAAGTCTATTAATACATAGTTTATTATCTGATTACCCTGTACCCCCTCTATATGCGATACAAGAGCAAGGAGAGAATGCAGGGAAGTATTCAATACTAGATGGAAAGCAAAGGTTAACCACTATAAAAAGCTATATTAAAGGTGAATGGGCATTGATAAAAGGTATGCCAGAGACAACAATTGACGATCAAGTATATGATATAAGTAAAATGAAATTTTCTCAATTGCCTGAAGAAGTAAAAGAAGAACTAACAACCGCAAATTTACTTATGTATATATTTGAAGATTGTACGGATGATGAAATTGAAGAAATATTTTTTAGACTTAATAACGGAACTGCACTTACTAAAGATCAAAAAACAAGAATTAGATTAGGTGATAGGTTAGCTAAGTTTATAGATGAAATATTAGAATTAGATTTTTTCAAAACGAAAGCATATTTTACACCTCATCAATTAAGAAGAGGAGAAGATCAAACTTGTGTACTACAATCATTAATTCTTCTAACAAATTATAAATATAAAACATTTAACAATGACGATGTTTTAGAGTTTGCTGAACAATATAGAAACAATTACAAAGAAGAAGAATTAGAGCAATGCCAGGAGTTATTTAGATTACTTGATTCGGCTTTTAAAGAGAAACATAAACAAATTAAAAAGATTAATATACCAATATTCATTATGACTTTAAAGACTTGTCAAGATTTAACGATATCATTTGAGCAATTTATTAAATGGGTAAATGGTTTTATAGTAGATTATAACCCTCAATGTGAATATGCTCAATACTGTGGGCAAGGGAGTACCCATAAAGATAAAATAATAAAACGGATTGAATTGGCTAATAATAGTTTAATTGATTTTGCAAGTTGAAAGGAGTAAAAATGAACAATATAAATATAAGTAAGTTGAAACCTCATCCAATGAACAAGGATATATACGGTGAAGAAAATATAAAAGAGTTAGCAGAACAGATAAAGAAAAGTAATATAATTACTAATCTAATTGTTAATCAAGATAATATAATAATTAGTGGTCATAGGCGATATTATGCTTGTGTAAGTTTAGGTAAAAAAGAATTGCCATGTGAGAAAATTACATTTAGTAATGAAAATGAAGAACTTGAAAGATTACTTCTTGAGAATCAATATAGAGATAAATCTACATATCAAAAAATGAAAGAAGCGGAAGTTTGGGAGGTAATTGAAAAAGAGAAAGCTAGACAGAGACAATCTGGAGGTCAGGGTGGTATTTTGCTTACGGACAATGTACCGGAAGCAAATAAAGGTGAAGTACGTGAAATTCTTGCCGAAAAAGTTGGTATCGGTTCAGGTAAGACATATGACAGAGCAAAATCAGCAGTAAAAAAAATAGATAATTTAAAAAAACAAGGTAATGAAAAGGACGCAGAGTTTCTTAAAACTGTTCTTAATGAATCTGCTAGAGGAGCTAGTGATTTAGCAGAGTTAGATTCATTAGAAGATATATCAGAAGAAATAAAAAAACAGGTAATTAATAAAGAAATACCTGTTCAGAAAGCAGTACAAACAATAAGGAAAGACTTAGGGATCGTTAATGATGGGATGAAAAAAAATAATGGAAAAGAAGAAGGAAGTGAGAAAGTATGTAGTCAATGTGGACAAACAAAATCAATATTAGAATTTTATAAAGGTAGAGCAGAATGCAGGGATTGTCATGATAAGCCAAAGGCAAAGAAAAAAATGTTTGAAGGGATTGATATGGAAGCTTTAGAAGCAGATGTAAAAAATCTCAATAAAAGTATTAATGATTATGACGATGAAGATATAACTATGGAAATAGAAGCAGCAATAAACACATTTGTTTTTTCAGTAAAAAGATATGTAGAAGGGGGCGATTCATATGAAGATATGGAATTAATATGTAAAAACAAATTACTTACTGCGATAAATAATATTGAAATGACAATAAACGAATTAAAAAATAAATTAATTTAAAGGAGAATGATTAATATGTTGAATAAAAAAGTTGTTAGTTTAGTGGAGCAAGGAACTTATACTCAATTACAATTAATATCATCTAAAAGTTTAACTTCAGGTGAAGAATATCAAAGATTATTAAAACCTTTGGTAATTAAAAGAATTATAAAAAATTACGATCCTCACCAATTAGGAATTATCAGTGTTAGTTATAGAGATGGCAAGTATAATATATTTGATGGTCAAAACAGATTTTCAGCTTTAAAGAAAATTCACGAAGGGAAAGAATTTTTAGTACCTTGCATAGTTCATTATGGTCTTACAAAAGAAGAAGAAGCTATTTTAGTAGGAAGAATTAGAAAAAATACCAGTTCTTTTTCATTAATGGATAGTTTAAAAGCATTATATATTGGTGGAGATAAGGATGTAGTTGCTATGGCGAATACTGCAAAAAAAGTTGGTTTAGAAATGCCGTTTTCTGGAGGTAAGGGTAATAACAAAATTATTGCTCTTAAAGCAATAGAAGTTATTTATAATGATTTAGGAGAAGAAGGATTAGAAAGAGTTTTAAGATTAATTAAAGAAACATGGTTTGGTGTTTCATCTTCTTTAGATAGACATATTCTTATGGGTACATATCTGTTAGTAAAAATATATGGTGATGATATTGAAGAAAAAATATTTGTTAAAAATTTGAGTAAATATGAACCAATGATGATTAAAAGAATGGGTAATAGTGATATGAGTGCAAGAGGAGATTTAAAATATGCTAAGGCAATATTAGAATGTTACAACAAAAAACAAACAGTAAAAACAAGATTGGGATATAAATTAGAAGGTTAATTATATTAAAAAAATAAAATAAAACTATGAAAAGAAAGAAGGAATTAGTATTATGCAGGTATATAGTATTGAATTTTTTGATGTTAAATCCGAAACAATAATGGAAATGGTATATTATAAAGTATGTCACAATGATTATTATGGAAAATATATAAATTTAGGTAGAAAACCTATATTAATTATTAAAGAATGCGATTTAAATATAGTGGCAGATTACGGTGGTGGGATTAAAAGTTTAAATTATATAGGTAACTTACTTGAAAATAATGAAGAAGAAAGCAAAGATGAACTTACTATTAACGTTTCTTGTAATTTGATAGGTAAGGAAGATGTAGAAAGGGTAGTCGAAGAATTACAAGATAAATTAAATAAACTTAGAGTTAACATTTCAGTTTAGGCCAATATAGGTATTAATTCTTTTGAGGTTGGCTACCTCACCCACCAAAGAAATAATATAATAAACCTCTCATATACGGTTAGGGTTTACTTAGGACGTTTTAATATAAGTCAAATTACTGAGGTGGGCAGTAAATTGATTTATATTAAAATCATTACAAAACCTGGGTTTTGGTGCAAAGATAGATGCCGTTATATTGGGATTTATAAATTATAAAAAGGAGGTTTTATAATTGAGAAAAGTAAAAATAGTAAAGTGTAGTAGTCCTGATTGGTGGTATAAAAATCTAGTAGGAGAAACTATAAAAATAAAAGAACAACAATATGCAGATGATTATATAGCAACATTGACTGATATAGATGTGCCTATGACAAATGGATATCTGTGTAAAGGTGATTGTGAATTAATATTATAAAAGGAGATGATTAATTATGTTTAATGATGATTTTTATCCAACACCATCCCATTTAATAAATAAGATGTTGTCTAAAATTGACTTCCGTACTGTCTCAAGCGTATTAGAGCCAGCAGGAGGCAAAGGTGATTTAATAAAAGCAATAACGGACAAGTTTAAATATTCTCGTAATAATTATTATAATAAAGAAATTAAATGGGACATTGACACAATTGAGATTGATGATAATCTTAGACTTATCTTATCGGGCAAAGGTTATAGAGTAGTAGCAGACGATTATTTAACTTTTAATTCATATAAATCATACGATGCTATAATTATGAATCCACCTTTTAGTATAGGGGATAAATTTTTAATTAAGGCTATTGAGATGCAGCAGAACGGTGGCCAAATTGTATCATTACTGAATGCTGAAACCTTGCGTAATCCATATAGCAATATAAGAAAGGAATTAGCGCAGAAGTTAGAAAAATATAATGCAGAGATTGAATATATACAGGATGCTTTTTATGATGCAGAGCGCACCACAAGCGTTGAGGTGGCCTTAATCTCATTGGTAATACCCAAATTAACTGATGATAGCATTATACTCGATGATTTAAAAAGGCAAGAACAATATAGAGTCAACAATGAATCACAAAATAAATATACTAATCAAATGGTTAATGCTGATTACATAAAAGGAATTGTAGAACAGTATAATTTTGAAGTACAAACAGGATTAAAATTAATTGCCGAATATGAAGCATTACAACCTTTAATGATCAGTACCTTTGATAAGGATGATTATAGTAAAAGTCCTATATTGGAATTATCCTTACATTATAAAGATGATGATGGTAATTGTAGTTTAAAAAATTCTTATATTAAACAGGTACGCACAAAATACTGGAAAGCGTTATTCACCAATAAAGAATTTATAGGATTGTTTACTTCTAACCTTAGACAAAAATACATGGATAAAATAAAAGAACTTAGGGACTATGATTTTTCGCTTTTTAATATTTATACTATTAGAATTGAATTGAGTAAAGAAATGTTGCAAGGGGTACAGGATACAATACTGAAACTTTTTGATGAGTTTAGTGTGCAAAGTTCTTGGAACCCAGAATTCGGGAGCAATATTCATTACTATAGTGGTTGGTACACGAACAAGTGTTGGAAAATAAATCCTAAAAAAGTTATTATAAGACTTAATGGTTTTAATGAATGGAGTAGTGATAGATTTAGACCAACAGATTATGGGGTAGTTAATAAATTATCGGATATTGAGAAAGTATTTAATTATCTATCAACAGGTACTAGTATGGATATTAATGAAATTGATATGAAAACTGCTTTAAACTTTGCAGAACAATATAGTGATAGTAAAAAGATAGAATTGACATACTTCTATTGTACATTCTACAAGAAAGGCACATGCCATTTAGAATGGAAATATCCTGAGTTGGTTCACAGATTCAACATTTTTGCTAGTCAGAATCGAAATGCCTTACCTCCTAGTTATGGTAAGAAAACCTATAATGAGATGGATGAAGAAGAGCAACGTGTGGTCAGGGAGTTTGAAGGTGAAGTATCTTACAAAAATGTCATGAATAATACTCAGGATTATATAGTTGAGACAAGTAAATTGCTAATGTTAGCATAGAAAGGGTAAAGTATATGCAAAGAATGTGGAGAAGAACACGCAATAAATATAATGTAAAATTAGACATAAATCCTGATAGTAAATATCCTTATCAAACTGAAATGTTACAATTAATCAATCAATACAATGACACAGATCGCAAAGTAATTAAAGATAATTTAAAGCGTATTTTTGCTAATTTAAAACTGAAAAGAAATGATATATTAAACTTAGGTTATTCAAGTTCAAATATTTATTCTTGGTTTGCAAATGTAAATTCTAATATTCCAATGTTTAACCAAGCTTTACATTTGTCGGTTATGCTTGATTTTGATGTAAGGGAATTAACTAGGGATCAGATACCATAATTAAAAGAATAAAATAAATTATCTTATTGACAGCATGGTTTTAATTTGCTATACTTTAATTACTGGAAGTTAGTTATAATTAATTGAAAGGGGTTAGGGTAAATGAAGTTTTGGGTTTACTGGCTGGGAACCAATAATGGCGAATTTATAGAAGCAGAAAACATGAAATCAGCTAAATGGATTTTTGCCTTAAAAGAGAATATTAATAGTATTGTAAGAGTACAGGCAAAGAAGATTAACTTTTAATGAAAGGTGGATTTGAAAACGATATTTTTAAGGAGGATTTTAAATGCTGAAAATTAAGGTCAAACGAGATTATACCAATTTAGGAGAGGTACTTTTTGAGGCTGAAGAAATTAGTGGACTTGTCGAGTTAGATAAATATATGAAAAAACACCAAATAACAATTGAAGTTGATAATGGTACAGAAAGAAACGTAGAACCAAGAATGAGATTAATGAAGGGTGATATCTTAATGATTCAAGAAATCGTTTCTAAATAAGATATTCATTCAATTGATAGTATAAAAAAGCAATGGGAACTATACCCAAACAAACAACTACTTGGAATGATTCTACAACGATATTATGAAGGGAGTAAATAAAATGGATTACATTTTTAACCGAGATACATTTTTAAAATTAACCAATCAGGAAATATTAGACTTACTCAACAGTATAACTAAATTTGATTTATATTCTCTATCTACAGGCTGGAGAGAATCGGCAGAATTTATCTTAAAGGGTAAAGGGGCAAAAGGTGATGTTATTATTGGGTGGAATTAAATATAAAAAATAAAAATAATCATAATTATAGCTTGCAATTCATATTATTAGCATGGTATAATTAATCAAGTTAAATGAAAGGAGATAATATCACATGCAAGAAGTAAAAATTAGATTTAAAATTGAACTTGATGGAAAATTAAAAAACAAAAGTTTGAGAATCCCAATAGATTGTTATAATAACAAAATAGAATGGATTAAACAGTATTTTTATTTATTAGGTTATAATGTAGGAGAAGTGTTAGAACAAGTTTAAATCAATGGACGGATTGATCGCATAATAAAAGGAGGAATTTTTAATGGGAAGTTTTAGTTGGTTAAAAGCAGACAATTTAACGAAGGTGGCAAATGTTGCATATGGTAAATCCTTTAAATTTTTAATTCCAAAAGAGTTCGGTGGTGGATTTATAAAAGATATTTATCAAGATTATGGCTACTTAGGTCAAAAAAACGGAGAGCCTAAACACGATATGTATGAATTACTTGCATTTTGGAATAATGAATTAATTATTAATGGAGAGTTAAAATATGATGGGGAATTTCCTAAAATAAAAGAGATAGATAATTATACAGATAATAATCGTATTTTAGGTATAGATATAGGATGTTATGATAAACAAATAGATAAATTGAAATATCCTTTAAAACTTGTTTCAGCATCTTATCAGGGAACATATGAAGATTTAGAAACATACAGTTATGGTGATCCAGAACAAGGTTTTACTGAAACAAAAAGGGAAAACAAAAATATGTATTTTAAATATCTTGATAATCTTAGAGAAAGCGGAGAAACAAATATGTTTGGAGCAGTACCATATTTGATAAATACATTTCCAGAATTAACAAAAGATAAAGCTGGAGAGATTTTAAAAGATTGGATGAAAACTTATTAAAATTAAACCAAAAGCATAATTGATCATGAGATTGGAGGAGAAACCATGAAAGTAATACATGCAAAGAAACCTTTTGAAAATTGGACTTTGGAAATTAAATGTACTGGTGGGAATTGGAGGCAAGATAAGAAAGTGCCGTGTGGTTCATTGCTAGAAATAAACGCAAACGATTTAATTAAAAGAGCATGGTTTAAATATCCAGATGATGGTGGAACAGATTATGGTTTTATATGTCCTATATGTGGATGTTTTTCAGAAATTAATAAAAATCTTTTAACAGAGCATTTAAAAAATATGGCAAAAGATTATGATGAAGTTAATAATAATAATAATTGATGAAATGGTTATTTGATAATAACAGGAAGGAAGGAGAAGAAGATAAAATGGAAGTATTTATTGGTGGAGCAGGATGGTGTGGTTATAAAATTAATTCAGATCATCCATATACTAATGAAATTAAAGAAGGAATATATAAAGCATATGGTTATGTTTCTGGATGGGGTAATCACCCACCTAAATTAATTAAAAATATGGATTCTAAACAATTGAATGAATACTTACTATATTTATTTAAAGAATGTGAAAAGAATTTTTCTATTGAATTAGCAAAAGATAATTTAAAGGATGAGTTAATAAGGATAATGAAAAATTGTGAAACTCAAGAGGAAATAAAAACAAGAGATAAACTAATAAAAGATAGAATGAAAAAATTTAGTAACGATGATATTGTTGATTATGTTGCTAACGTTGTGACAAGTAAAATTAATGATGCTATTAATAAATATCACAATATAATGACAAATGCTATTAATGAATCTTTATATAGTTAATACACAATGCAAGGTTGATCACGATATAACAGCCATAAAATAATTATTGAGGAGGAATTAATATGAAAAAATATATTAATCATGAAGGTAATATAATTAATCTTTCAAGTGATGCAGTTGAAATATCCGAATTGAATATGAAAAATTTTGGGCATTCATTTAGAGTGGATATATATGATGGCCAAGAACAATTAATAGGGAAAGAATATTTTAAAGAATATCCTAATAATAATCAAATTATGTTTTGTATGATGAAATACTGTGAACCGATGGAATATAGCACTCAATACTGTAGTGCAGAAGTACATAAAATATATTCAATGGCGTATTAATACCAAATGTGAATTTCATCATGATATTTGCTTTGTATGATGAAGTATAAGCGAGTAAATGAAAGATTGAGGGAGGTAAATATTTTGAAATATTCAGAATTAAAACAAGGAGATATAGTTTTATTTAAAAGATATAATGATATATATGAAGATGAAGTATATGAAGATGGTAGTGTAATTTATGTAAGAGAAGATGCAAAATTAGTTAGTATTTCTTGGTTGGAAGGATATAAGTCAAGAGTAGACGAAGTACCTTTTAGTAAAGTTATTGTTAAATCCGATCCACAAGGAGAATATATGGTTTTTGATAATTATTCTGGTAAATCGGTATTATTAGAAAGTTAATTCCAAAGACGGATTTTATACTGAGTTAGGAGGTTCTAAAAATGTTAACAAAAGGTTTTGATATTGGTAAATTAAATATTAGGATAACTTTAAATACACATGAATTTGCTTTTCCGATTGCCATTCAAAATTATATAGGAAGTTATAATCAACAAGATTTTGTAATACAAGTTGCTTGTGTTTTTATTAAGTTTAGTTGGTAAAGTTTGATCCAAAGAGAGATTTGATTTTAAGATAGGAGGAAAATAAAAATGTTGGATTATGAGATTGACTTTATTGCTGTAAATATTATGGGTATGATTAAAGATAAAGATAAACATCCGAATTCAAGTTGTTATGATATGATTTCTTACTGGTATCCAGAAGATGAAGGAGTTGAAAATTATGAATTTGGACGTTATTGTCCTAATTATTTAAATGATATAGAAGAATCAATAAAACTTGCTAAAAAGTGCAACATTACTATACATCCTACATTCGATGGTTGGAAAACTGCTTGGTGTAATGCTTCAGGTACGCATGGAGATATTACATATGTAGGTACAACTAATAATAAACAATGGGCTAAAGATAAGTCTTTATGCAGAGCAATATGTGTAACGGTATTAAATGAATATGGTATAAAAGTTTGATCCAATGTTTCATTTTATTGAATTATTGAAAGGAGAAATATAAAAATGGCAAAAGTTAAAATGACAAGAACAATGGTAATTGAATACGAACTTGTTCCAGAATATTATCCTGATGGATATACTCTTGAAGAAATGGCTCAGATGGATGCAGAAACAGACGATAGAGAAATGTTATTTGATAGAGATTTATTATCAGATAATATTAGTTGGGAGATTATAGAATAAAAGATTCGATTTATCACGAAATCAAAGGAGGTTACAAGTTTATGAGTGAAATTAAACCAGATAGAAATTATTTTGTGGGTTGGTATTATGCTTTAAAATGGAAATTAGAGAATAGAAAAGATAAACGAAAAATAATGAAATTAGTATGGGAAAAGAAACTTAAACAAAAATATTTTTGGTATACTTATAATCAATGGTGTAAGCAAGTTGATGAAAATATGAAACGTCTTAAAGAACTTAGAGATAATCTTCCTATAATTGAATGGAATCGAGAAGATGATTATATAGATCATTATAAAAATTATTACGTTGAAGATATAAGTTAAAAATCAATAGTCAATTTGGTTTAAATATTTTCTTGACATTTATCATACAAAAGAATAAAATAAATGTAGTGATACAAAAATAAACAACTAGGAGGGTAAATTATGAAAACTATAAAGGTTATGTCGATTGAAAATGGTTATATATTAACTATTAATGATGAACAATATTTATCTGGAGTATTTTGTTACAAAGATGCTACAAACAAACAAGCAATATTAGATGCAGAATATTTAGGTTGTAAAGTTGTTCTTACAAATTAAACTTAATTAGTTATCAGACACTTTTAAGTGTTATTTGATAAATGTGATCTAGCACTAGAGGGGGTAATCATCCCCTCACTTTTTAAAAACTAATTTCTATTGTTTTAGGTGAGTGAAACTGTATAATAATGTTAAGCCAATAAATAGAAAGGGAGTATATAAAATGGATAAAACATTAGAAGAAAAGATGAATGAAAAATTTGAAAAGAAAGCAAGATTGTTATTTGATGATATGCAATATTATTGTACCGAAGATAAACAATTTATTCTTAGAACCAAAAGTTTTAGAAATGGTTTCATAAATATGCTGAAAAGATATATTGATGAATTTGAAGAATTGAAAGATGCTTATGGCGTAAGATAATTTGAATAGAAAGAACGATGCTTTTATGCAGAATTGGATGCCTATATATTGGGATTTGTGAGGTATGATATTTTATGAAAAAGGAAGATAAAATTAAAATTATTAAATGGTTTATTAAAGAAAAATGTAGTCTTGGAAAAATTCAAACTGATAAGGATAAGACAAACGATTTAAAGATACTTGAAAAATTAGTAATGAATGATAGAGCGTTTCCAAGTTATTCTAATTGTTGTACATGCTGGTATGATGAAAAAGATTATGTTAAAAAATGTACAACATGTAATGGTGGAAGTGAATACACATTTCCATATGGTTATTGGAAAAAATTTTATGAAAGAAGATCGTAACCAATCTTTGATTTTATAATGAGTTAGGAGGAGAAAATAAATGAAATATAAGGTTGAAGTTGGTTCACATGTTACTAGATTTGTTCAAAGAACTATTACTGTTTACGCAAAAGATGAGGACGAAGCCAGAGAAAAAGCTGTTGATAAGTATATAGAAATGGAATATAAATTAAACTCTGTAGATGCTGGCGAACCAAGAGTAGATTTTATAACCGAAATTGATTGATACGAATTACTCATTAGGTAATGATATTTAGGAGGTATAAATTCATGAGTTTATATTTTGTACCTACAAGAGTAGCTAATGAATTTAGAAGTATTCGTGTAAAATTTGATGATTCAACTATTCCTATTATAAAGAGAAAATTAACTGCCATGATTCAAGCAACACATTGGAGGAGAGAATTAATTGATAGTGAAAACAATATATATAAACATGAATTTAATGGCATTATAATAATAGTAGAAGAAAATAAAAAATGTGTTCAAAGGGTTTATACTAATCCATTGAGTGATAAAGATGATACTTTAAGTGGAAATAATTATCGAAGAATATGTAAAAATATGGGTTTAAATTCTGACAGAGTTAATTTTAAAACTAAATAGAATAATCTTTCTATAATGTTTTGAAAGGAGCGTGGAGTAAAATGAATAATTTTATAATTCAATTAAAACAACTACTTAAAGATTTTGATAGTTCTAAATGTAATAATTCTTGTAATGATTGTGAATTAAATAAAATATTACTAGAATTTGATGGTGGTAGTTATTCACAATATGATGCATGTGATTTATTAGATATGATTAAGGATAGTTTAAAATTATAAATATAAAAGAGGTGATTAATTGATTAAATTAGCAACTATAGTAATATGCACAATACTATTTATTTCAATGTTTGCTCCATGCTTAAATCAATCAGATGAAAATTATAAAACTAATTATAAAAATACTCAAATAGAAAACCGAGTTATTACTCAACCAATAATAGAAACAAAAAGTAATAGTCATATAGTAATGAAAGCTACTGCATATACTCGCTCACATTCAGAAGGAACTTCAAGAGGAATAACCAGAAGTGGTACAAGAGTATCAAGGGGTACTGTTGCAGTTGACTCTAGAATAATTCCTTTAGGGACTAAGTTATATATAGAAGGTTATGGTCATGCAATAGCTTTAGACACTGGTGGGGCAATCAAAGGTAATAGAATAGACCTTTACATGGAAACTAAAAAAGAAGCATTCGAATTTGGTAGACAGAGTGTAAAAGTATGGATTATAGAAGAATAAATAAATTATTAAAAGAAAAAAATAAATGTTGACAAAATAGAAATGCTTAGTTTATCATTTAATAGAGGTGATTGAAATGCGTTTATGGCATGAAAAATTAATTCCATATTTACCTAGACAGCAGTTATTAGGTCAGCATCGAGAATGTGCGGCACTCAGGGGAAATGGATGGGGTAAAAAGCATAGTGTAGTTGATTATATATTCAGTTATAACCCTTATAAATTAGTTAGGTATCATAGAAAAGTAATGCAAGAAATGTATAAAAGGGGTTATAAAAATGATCTTGCATGGGATACTCCTACATACAGAGGTAAGAATTGTGATCCTTGGTCTTTTGATAGTTTAGTAAATGATTGTTGTGATTTATATCGAGCTACAATATATCCAGAACACAATGGAAATTATTTGCAAGAGTGTTTATTGAATTTGAAAGGGCAAGGGAATAGAAATAATATTATAAGGATACTAATGAAGTATTTCAAACAGATTTAGAAAGTGAGGTAATTAAATGAGTGATATAGAAGGCAGATGGACATTTAATGAATCCCAAGATGGTTTATGGAGTAATGATGATTTTGAAACCAGAGAAGAAGCTGTAGAAGCAGCAAGAGAATATTTTTGTTCTGAACAAGAAATTATGTATATTGGTAGATGTGAAGTAGTACCACTCCCTACCTATTTTGATGTGGATGATATTTTTGAGCGACTAAACGAACACTATTCAGAAGATTGTTTTGAATATGATGATTACTTATTTGAAGATGTAACTAAGGAAGATAGAGAATGGTTAGAAAGTAAACTACAAGATTTAATACTGGAATTTTATAAAAGAGCCGGAATTAAAAGTGAACAGTTTACTATGGTTGATGTTAAAGAAATTACTTGTCGTTAAGTCATAACCTATTATGTGTTTTGTTGAAAGTGATTTAAAAGTGAGGAGGGAGTTATATGGAACAAAGAGAGTATTTATTTCCTGATCGAGATATTGTTAATTCAGATGAGTGGGAAAATCTATGTGAAAAAATTAATGTAGATGTTTGTTACGGGTATCCTCTTGATAGTGATTATGACTTTTATGGTTTTGACAACGAGATATTTACTATTAGACCTTATTATTGGGGAGAAGATGATGAAATAGAAAACTTACCAAACTTCTTGTATAAACCAACAGGTTTTGAAATTGAATGGTATAAGTACGCATTTAGAGCAGCATCTATGAATCAAGATTTAAACGAACAACAAATTAGAAATATATTTATTGAGTGTGCGAAATCATTATAGAACATTGTTTCTGTAATGAAATTTAAGAGGAGGATGACTATGAATTGGAAAGGTAAAGAAATAAAAAATATTGGAGAAACTTTGAGTGCTATGACGGACTGTAAGAATAGGGATGAAGCGTTGGATTTTATTAAAGCGTATGAAATATATTGTGATACTCCTGAAATTGCTCATTCAAATATGGGATATATAATGGGTTATATTAGTTCTCCAGATGAAAGAAATAGAGTTATAAATTTATTTAAAGTACCTCATCCTGTTTTTGGTATGTCATATTAAAATAACATTATAGAATTGCACATTTATCATGTTGTTGATTATAATAATTGAATAGACGGGTGGGTAAATATGAGGAGTTTATTGAAAGATGATGAACTTACTACAGAAATGAAAGATGATATTTTACATATTGAAAATCAAATAGAAAATAAACAAATACCAGAATCATATCCAGAATACCTTGTGAATGATTGGAATTCATACAGTAAAAGGACTAAATTTATTAAACAGATTGGTTTTAGTTTAGTTTCTTTAAATTGGATCGAGCCATTATCTAAATGGATTGGTACAAGAAAATGTCTTGAGGTTATGGCTGGTACAGGTGTAATAAGTTATGCATTACAACAACAAGGGATTAATATTATAGCAACAGATGATTTCTCATGGAAATCTCATGAAGATTGGGAAGGTAATAATAGGTTATGGACAACAATTGAAAATATTGATGCTATTAAAGCGGTAGAGAAATATGGTAGAGAAACAAATGTAATTATTATGTCATGGCCTTATATGGATGATATCGCTTTAAAAGTATTGCAAAAAATGAGAGAGGTAAATCCATCTTGCGTAATGATTTATATTGGGGAAGGGTGCGGAGGATGCACAGCGGACGATGAATTTTATAATACAATGGAAGAAATTGAAGATGATGAATTTGAAATTGTAGTGAATAATTATCAAAGATGGTGGGGATTACATGATTATCCACAATTAATTAAATAAAATAATGATTCAAAATTCTGGTTTGGTATTAAATGAAAGGAGAATATAAAAATGTGGGGAACATTATTGCAACAAGCGGTATTTGCTAAATAAGTTATTTATAAAAATGAAGAATACCTTATTGTTCATGCATTAGAGGGTAATTATTATTTAGCGATTAAAGCAAATTCAGAAGATCCGGCACAAGTTTATTTAATACAAGTTGATAATATTAAATGAAATCCTGAATTGGTGATGATATAGAAAGGAAAGAGAATATGAAAAGACCAGAAATTACTCCAGAAGAAATTAAAATAGCAGTTGAACAACCAGACTTAATGAATGTTTATTGTAATGACCATGCCTTTTACTATAAGGAAATAGAGGGTAAGGGGAAGTTATTAGTTTTTGCTATAAGAGAAGATGATCATTTCGATATTCAATGTGCTGATTGGTTGGTTGGTTAAATTGTGATGAACTATTACTTTTGTAATGATATTTAAAATATAAAAAGAAAGAAGGAAACTGATTGATTGAATTTATTATTGGGGCATTTTTATATGCCAAATTAAAAAACAAATATAAACTAAGTCTAATATTTAAGTCGTGGCACATATACCCGCCACTCCTATTTGCTATTTTCTATATTTTTCTGGAAATCACAATATGGAATAATATTTACTGGTTTATTCCTTATGCCTATTACATAAAGACAGCAACGTTATTGAGTTACATACCGTTGATACTGAAATACAATCTAAATGAAGATAAAAATGGTAGTTTAATTAAGTCTCCTATGGTAATAGCTACATTTTGCTTATGGTTAGGGGCAACCTTAAATAAAATTGCAGTTAAAGCTAATGGTGGTATGCCAGTATTTCCCGATTTATCTTATTGGACGGGGTACGTTAAACCTGAATTTATCCAAGATGGTATACATGTATTAGGTAATGCTTATTGTAAAATGATTTATTTGTGTGACATTTTTGATTTCGGTTGGACAATAGTTTCAGTCGGTGATCTGATGATAAGAATGTACGTATTTATCATCCTTTACTATGCGATTAAAAATTCTAACAAAAATATAAAATAAATATAGACAAAACATAATATATATGCTATACTCTATTTAGTAATAATTGTATAATACATAAAAGGAGAGTGTGGTAAATGCAGAATGTTATTAATGCCTTGTTGAATTTTTGGTTAATATCAATTCCAGAGGAATTTGTTTGGGTATTATTATGTTTAATACAATTAAAAAGACATGATTTAGTAGACACTTATAGATGGAAAGAAAATATTAAATGGTTGGCGTTGCCTACTGTTTTAACTGCAATAAGCATAAATATATTTATTTATATTATTCCTAATTTTGTATTAAAATTCTTCATTCCATTAATAATGTTATTTATTTCATTAAAATATATATTAGAAAAAACAAACTATATTGAAGATAGTATTAAATGGTATAAAATTATTATTGCAATTGTATTTGGGATGATAGCTATAACTCTCACGGAAATGGTATATGTTCCATTAATGTTAGGCTTATCAAATGAATCTTTAGAATTAATTAATGCTAATATATGGGTAAAATTTTTAATGACATTACCCGTAAAAATATTTCAAATATTCCTAGTTTATTTTATATATTATAAATCAATGATATTTGAAAAGAAGTATATGTCTAATATTTTTAAAGATAAAGTTCTTTCAATAGTTACAGTAATATTTGTTAGCTTAGTTTTATTTGTTTTAGCAAGTGCAGTAAAATGGATGTCTAGTTCCAATATTTTTAATGAATTATCAACAATAATACGAATTATGATAAGTATTTTATTTACCACTATACCAACAATTTTAATATTTCTTTATATAATCCCTATTAATTATTTATTATCTAAGATGTTTGGGTTACAACAATCTTATCAGCATATGCTCGATGATATTGATGTATAAATTAAATTAAAAGAAAGGAGAGAATTTTATGAAGAAGTATATGTTTCCTGTTTTAACCGTAGCTATTATTACCGTTGTTGGATTTGTAGCAAAGTATGCTGGAACTGGAGCTGGTACAGCATCTTTTATGTGGCTTAATCAGCCCAAAACCCCTTCTATGTTGTCTAAATAATTAGACTACATAACTCCAATATTCTGTATAAATTAATTTGTTTTGGTTTATACAGAATATAAAAATAAATTTATTGCAATATGTTCTAACAAATAGTATAATCACATATATTAAGAATATAAAATATTGAAGGAGTGGTTTTAAATGGCAACTGAAAAGGTGGATAAAAAATCCCTAGAAGCAATTAAGGAAGAATTAGCAATAATGGTAAACTTTGCAAAAGGTCACAGGTCAGTAAAAATGTTTGCTCAGGATTGCCGTATGGTGGATGCAAATTACATCAATAACATACTAGACAAGAAAATCTCTGTGTTACCCGAAAGGGAAGTCTTAAGAGTTATAGAAAGAGCAAGTCAGGGGAGAGTTACATACTTACATTTATGTCAAATTTGTGGTTATTCAAAGTGTGATCCTAATGAAGATAAAAGTTGGGCAAATTATTATCCCAGTAGAGGAAGTATTTATTATATTGATCTTGGTTTCAATAACTTAGATTCTGAACAAGAGGGTATTAGACCTTGCCTTATTATTTCAAATAATAAGGGCAATGAAAATAGTAGTATGTTAACCATAGCCCCTTTAACTACAAAACAAAAAAGACCAATGCCTACGCATGTAAAAATAACAACAAATGAAGGTATGCGCCAAGATAGCATTATTTGTCTCGAACAAATAAGAACAGTGACTAAAAGAAGATTGTTTTATAATAGAGTGCCAATTAAGGTTTTAGACTTGTCAGAAGAAAAAATATTTGAAGTGAATACGGCAATCGAGAAGCAATTAGGTTTGATTGACTGTTTATTTAATGATGATATTGCATTTGAATTGATAGAGCAAATTAAAGTATTGAATAGTCATCCCCAAACAAAGAAGTCAAGAGGATTAAGTAGTATATCAGATAATATAGTTGGTAGATTGGCTAACTATTGTAAAAAATATAATAGAAATATTGAAAATGTAGTTTATGAATATGAAAGCACAAATAGTTATGTGTGCGCCTTGTAGCACTCTAAATTAAGGAGATGTAATAATGATTGATGAATTAATGGTACAGAGAATTAAGTATTTTGATAGGTTATTCAAAACTCGCTCTAAGGTGTTTCCATTAGCAAATATAATTATAGTGGAGACACCCCTTGAGCAATGGGAAATTGAAATAACAGATTGTATATATAAAAAATATTGTTTATATCATAAGAATAGGAATAGTCGAAAAAATAAACATCATTTACAAGCACAAAAGCGAAGCCTGTATGATACATACGACAGTATATACAAACATAACAATGTTTTAAGAAGACCTAAAAGATTTACATATAAAAGGATAGTAACAAATGCAAAATAAAAATATAAAATATTTATACACTCTAAAATTCGTTAAATGGTTTTCTTATATCTTAGCAAAATGGCTACAGGTAAAAATGCATGAAGGTTTAATAGGTGAAATAGAAAAACATACTAAACTAATAAATAAATTAGAAAATATAATAAAATTTCTAGATGGTTTAACTAAAAAACAAAAATCTAAAATAGAATTATTAAACGAGGATTATCAAAGTCGAAAATATCTAAAACACAATTATAAATACTTTTATTATTATGGTTTTAAAATTTTATGGGGAGCTTTAATTAAGGGTTCGCTCCTTTTAATTGTCGGACTTGTTCTTGGAATATTACCCCAAATGCTTGTTGTAGTCCTTGCATTTATGTCGCTTAGAGTCTTTGTAGGGGGTCTGCACTTCAACTCATATACGAAATGTGCATGGATATCTCTAGCTACTTTAACCCTATTCAGTTTACTATCGGCTTTAATACCATACAATTATATAATAAATTTATCCATTTTTTTGACAGTTTTCGTCATTGCTATGGTATATGCACCAGTTGAACATAAGAATAGATTGTTAACTGATAACGAGAAAGTAAAGTTTAAAGGCATTTCATTAGTAATTATTTTCATATTATATATTTTACAATTGTCAATAAATAGTAATTGGGTGAGCAATTCTATAATGTATGGAGTGTTATTAAGTGGTATTATTGCACTACCTATCTTTAAAAAAGTCGAATAAAGTCCAATATTTTAGATAGGTTTGAATTGTAATATTTAAATAAAGGTATAAAATATAAAATATAGTTAATAAGTAAAGGATTTCACAAAGTATTTATTTTTCAAATTCAAACTTAAAATTATCATTGTATTAATTTACCAAGATGCTATAATAAATAAAAGCGAACAAGTGTTCTATAATTTAGTTGAATCATATTATTAAATTTAAGGAGGAATTATACATATGCCAATGCAAAACAAACAAGTTTGGGTTATTAAAAATCAAGCCGGAAACTTTGTAAACATACGAGAAACAAGCCAAGGGTATTATCACACGCTTTATTCAGGAATCCCCGTAGATGGGAAAGGAAGTTTTAAGTATTATGCTAATGAAGATACTGTCAAAAAATACTTAGAGATGTTAGGTCAAGAATTTCATCATGAATACATAAACATAGATGATATTCCAAATGGGGCAAGAATTCATACAGAATAGGCATATTAATAATAAAATATAAAAATTAAATGTATATTATATTGACAACCAGTGTATATTTATATTAGAATGTATTACATAATAATAAAGAATACGGAGGTGTGTCAATAATGATTAAACAGCAAGAATTACAATTAAAAAATAAGTTAAGCGAAATCGTAAAGGGAATAGGATACGATAAAGACATCAAAGAGGAAGTTAGAAAAGAGTTTATATCAAGAGGGTTAAGGAGTACTAATGGTAGTTTACGAGCTACTTGGGTATTATCTGAAAATATCCCTCTAAATACTCTCACTGATTCTGAAACCGATGTTCGTTTCCTATTTCTTTTTACGCTTATACTTGGGAAAGTATTAGCGAAAGTAAATAGTGAATTTAGAATTAATCCTCAAGACTATTTTACTGAATTAGAATATAATCAATGGAAAGATTACAAAGAAGAACAAAATAATGAAGATATTTTTCCTCTAGTGCTTGAAAAGGCTCAAAGGGTAGGTTTATCAGAGAGTAGAATATGGCAACTTCCTATGTCTGCCCAGTTATTAGGAGAGATAGATGAGAAAAATGCTATCCTTTATAATTTTTCTACTCAGAGAAATCCTAAAATAACTGCATTTGGAGAACAAATAAATATAGATAAAGTAAAAATTAAAGAAATTAAAGATCGTATGCTTGCAGGAGAACAATATCCAGATCCAATTATTTTAAATATTTTAAACAATGGTGAATCTAGCGTTTCATATAATGATAATAAGGAAACTTTAACAATCAATGAAGGTAGCATCATCAACATAGTAGACGGTTTTCATCGAAAAACAGCAAATACTCTAGCTTTAATGGAAAATCCTGAGTTACAGTTTAATTGGCAAGTCACAATAACATTTTTATCCGAAAAGGCTGCTCATGATTATATGACCCAAAAAGATAAACAAAAACCTATGAAGAAAGAATGGATACAATTAAAGGATTATAATAAATCGGAAAATTTAGTTATAGATGTTATAGTGGATGATAAACTATCTGAACTTGCTAAAGTAATGAAAGAAGAAGATAGTTATATTAGGCTCAATAAAGCATTAACTAAAAAGAGTATTGTTGCTGAAGCCATTAAAGAATGCTACGAAGAACAATTAAAAATAAGTAGTAATATTAGAAATATAGGAAAGTGGATTGTTGAGTTTACTGATTATTTGATGGGGTTATATTCAGAAGAATTTATAGCTGATCCCTATAAAATCAGAGAAACCAGTATGATTAATAATAAAAATATTTTCTATGCCTATATTGCTCTATCTGCTAAATTACAAAACAATAAAGATTGGAAAGAAATATTAAAGAAACAGATGAAATCTATTAACTTCAAGAATACTAATAAACTATGGAAAGATTTAGGGATGGTAAACAACAATAAGGATGCTAATAAAACTCTAAGAACTAAATTGTATAACTTACTAACGGAGGGGATTTAAAATGGATATGGTTTATGAAGTAGACAATGAAATCAAGCAAGAATATTTGAGCAGTAAACCTACGGCTACTGCTGAATCAGATTCTTTTATTCTGCGTACAATAGATGAGTATGAACAATTGGTTAATAAACCAGTTTATAACTTAACGATTTCTGAATTAGACGAGTTATTCTCTAAATTTGGGAATACTTCAAAAAGTAGTGGAGACAAAAATAAATCTATTTTAGTAACTTATATTGATTTTTGCATAAACAAGAATTTGGTTTTGCACAAAGAGAATAGAGCAAGGTTTATTGATATTAAAAAGCATGTTAGCAAGCAAGCTTTATTAAATAAGTTTATATCTAAAGAGAAATTGAAAGATTACCAAAAACTCTTATATAATGAACAAGACCAGTTGCTTTTAGAATTGCTTTTCTTAGGGGTTAGAGGCAGAACAGTCGGAGATGAAACATTAGAAGAAATTATTAACCTTTCTATAGATGATGTTGACTTTGACAATAATATAATTAAACTAAGGAAAAATAACAATGATGATATAAGGACTATAAAAGTTGAAACTTCAACTGTAGGATTAATTAAGGATACCTTTGAGCAAGAAATCTACGTTGAGAATAACGGAGAGATAACTAATAATCCTAGAATAGCTGATCCTAGAAAAAGTAAAATTAATCGTTTTGAAAATCTTATTTTTAGAATTCCTGGTAAAAACAAATTTGAAAAATTTCATTCAGCTTTATTTAATTCTCGTATGACGAGGATTAAGAAATGGGTTGATAATCCATATCTTACAGCAACAACAGTTTATGAATCAGGAATGATTCAAATGGCTATGGATATATATAGAGAAAAAGGCGAAGTCACAAAAGATGATTATATTGATATTTGTGATAGATTTGATTATGGTTATCCTTTTAAACTAAAAGAAAAATTTGTGCAATACGAGGAGTTGTTGCTTAAATGATTTTAAAAACAATGTGGATGAAATATAAAGTATTAAATTTTATGAAGAATGGATTAATAGATAAGGGATATAATTTCAAAGATATTTCTTATCTTAATTCTCAAATAAAATTGTTAGACGAATTAATTAAAGAAGAAAGCTTTGAAGTATTAAATAAATTACTGTTTGAGAAAACTTACTATAGGCTTTTAACAGGAATTGAAAAAGGAATTGAAAATCTAGTGAGTATATGCAATCATCCTAATCAATGGAATTTATGTAAGGTTGAAGAATATAATGGATGGTTAGATAAAAACTCACTTGTTTTTTCTACGGAAGGTAAAGGATTATTAGTATTTAATCAAAAGGATATAGGGCAAAAATATACAACTAACAAATGGCAGTAAGCAATAAATAATAAGTGAGGTGTAATAAATGAATTTCGGTGAAAAAGTCAACATGTTATTTGAACGTTCTGGATGTAAGAATTATAAAGAATGGGGAGAAGCAATAGGGCTTCCCGGTGATTGGCTTTTAGATATGAAGAAAAAGGATACATTAGATATTGTTAATATTGCCAGATTACAAATTATTGCCGATTATAATCAAATGACACTTGATGAGTTATTAAAGGATGATGATGGAAATTCTGTTCTTGACAAAAAACGCAAATTGCCAGATAATGACATATATAAGATGTTAGACCAACTCCAATCTGAACTTAAAAAAGACGATATTAAGTTTAATGGTTACACTATGAATCAAGATTGTAAAGACATTACTATTGATACTATTGACGTTCTTAAAGGGTTAATTCAAAGTAATTTGTAAATCATTATTCATAATTCATATTTATAGTTAAAATTTCACATACTAAGTCATTCAAAAACCCATAATACATATTAAAATGATGGGGAATGATTAATGTGAAATTTAAAGAAATTAAAAAAAGAAAAGTTTACAAAACTTGGCAACACAAGAACCGAAAAACAGGGATATTGACTTCGATTTATTATAACCCAAATGGTAAGTACCACTGGGTTATTTGTTGTTTTATTAAACGGTGTGGTTTACACAAATGTACTGGGGATAATTGTGATAAACGTATATATTATAATTCGTTAGAGCAAGGTTTAGAGTATGAATCTTTTGATGAATGTTTAGAAGCACTTAATCAATGGTATAAAGGGAAGGGGTAAGAGCGAGGGTAAAGGAATTTTTGTTAGTTAGGAATTAATTAAAAGCATAAAATAAATAATTGACAAATATAAATATAGTGGTATTATATTAATAAGGATATTTTAATAAAATTGAGGAGGAATTATAATGGAATTAAATTTTAGATTCGGGAAAGCATTTAAGAACGGTGTGTATGTTGGTAAGATAATGTGTAGTGATAACGATCTGTTTGTAGAATGGCTCCAAAAGATGAATTGTGAGTGTTATGAAATTACCGAAGAAGAGTATGAAAGTTTAAGTTAAGATAAAAGTTATGTTCTATTAAATTATAAGGAGATGAATTATATGAAACAGATAAAAGAATCTTTATGGTCAAAACTTAATGATACTACTGCTACAATTTTAGAGTTTGTCGATATTACGAGAGAAAATTTAGAATTAATTATAGGTGAAGAATTTAAAACTAGATTCCATAAGGGTATAGTTACAGAAAAGGTTGTTGAAGAAATATTATGGTATCAAACTACAGATGAATCTTGTAATGATGATGGTAATAAAATTTATTCGGCAACCAGAGATGGCAATAAAATACTTATTACTTTTTTAAGAACTGCATTTTAATGAATTCTTTATTTGAATCAATAATAACAGAAAGGAAAAATAAATATTGGGTAAATATACAAAAACAAATCCTAAATTTTTTAAAAATATTAGAGAAGTTAATGAAATAAAAGAACGTAGATGTACAATGTGTCAAGAATGGTTTCCTGAAACCGTAGAATATTTTTACATGAAAAATAAAAGTAAACCAGAAAAAGGTTTTCAAACAGAATGCAAAAAGTGTACAAGTAAAAGATCATTGAATTATATTAATAATCATTGGGATGGGTTTATAGAAAATGTAAGAAAATATATTAGAAATCCTAAAGGTAAAGCGGCAATGAAAAGAAATCAAATTCAACAAAAGGAAAATCGTAAATTATATAGAAAAAATAATAAAGACAAAATGAATGGATACGCTAAAACTAAAAGACATAAAAGACATGATATTAATAGTGCTGAATGGATATCTTGCTGTGAAGTGTTTGAATGGAAATGCGCTTATTGTGGGAGGACTTATGAAGATAATTATCAAGAAAATCATGAGCAATTTCATAAAGAGCATGTAGATAATGATGGTTATTTAGATTTACGAAATTGTGTTCCTGCTTGTAAGAATTGTAATAGTGTTAAACATGAAATGACATTAGATGAATTATTAGAAGCAAAGTATATAGATAATTTCACCAAAGAAAGATATGATAAAATTATATGGTGGACTACAGAAGGGTATAAAAATTATATAAAAGAAAAACCTCCTTATAGATTTAAAAGAAGTAGGGTTTATAGAGAAGATGGCACTTATTATTTACAACATGAATTATGGTCTATAGATGATAAAAGAAATTTTCTTGAGATATTGGTAACTGGAGCAACAAAGCAGGAACTAAATAAATACATAGAAGAACATAATATTTCGTGATCTAACTTATATTTGGATCAAACTTTAAGGAGGTTAAATAATTTGACTTTAATTACTTGTAAATGTGATTTGTGTGGTTATACAGACAATGCAGACAATTTTATAACTCTTTCACCTATACGGAAGGTTAAACAATTAACTCCAGATAGCGAAGAGGTATTTATGCATTTGGTTGATAAAACTTTTAAATGTCCCAAATGCGGTGTGACAGAAGTAACCACTGTCAGTATGGGATTTAGTTTTGTGGAGCCGGATGAAGAAGAATGGTAATAAATATTAATACCAATTCGGTAGTTGATCATGATTTGAGAGGAGAAGAAAAATGGGTATAAAAGATTTTATATTTACTGGTGATTTAAATAATTGGATTATAGATAAGACTACGATAGAGATTATTTATTTTGAAAAAGAAATTAATCAATTTATCAAAGATAATAATATTAATAAATTTGAATTAAGAGAAATAGAACGTACAATAAATGGTAATGAATGTAGAGTAGTTAAACGATTAACTTATATGACCAAAAGACATTGTGTAACGAGTTAGGAGGATTAAAATGATAGGAGAAATACTTAAATTTAAAATACCACCTGAAAGTAAATCTTTCATGGATGCATATGACGTTATTCAACTAACTGAACCACACGAAGCAGGAGAGATTATTAATGATTATTGGCTTATTGAAAATGAATCCTTTGTTAATGAGTTTAAGGCAAAATTTGATACTGGATATTATGTAAGAATAGTTAATCTTAATCTTGTTGACTTGTTCATTACTGATATTAATTATGATGATAAAAATGATTTAATGAAATATGGAAGAAAAATAAAATATATTGATAATAATATTTATGATGTTAATATACATCGTGTAAAGTGAACCAATTGTAGAATTGATTAAAAGGAGGAGAATTGAAAATTATGAAGTATAAAGTTAATGTTGGGTCACATGTTACTAGATATATTGAAAGAAATATAACCGTATATGCAAAAGATGAAGATGAAGCTACAGAAAAGGCTATTGATAAATATATAGAGATGGAACTTAAACTAGTTTCAGTAGATGCAGGTGAACCACAAATTAATTCAATAGAAGAAATTAATTAACATAGAATAGAGGTTTTGTAATGAGTGATAATATATTGAAAGAAAATCAAGAAGGTATTTATAAAACTCTAATTCGGTACTCAGAAAGAGCATTAGAATTAAAAGAAAGATTATGGTTCAAACCTTATATGATTTATGGGAAAGAAGAGGCAGAAAGATATATTCAAGAAACCAAAGAATATGAATTTATAATCAAAATGTTTCATGATATGCATATTTATAATTGGGAACATATATCAACATTATAATTAATACCAATTACTTAATTTGTGTTAAAAGGAGTAAAAATTTATGAAAAATAAAGAAGCAATTATAATAGGGAAACGAAACAATAAAACATTCACGACTATGGAAGAATACACTAAATATTATTATGGTGATAAATATTGGCAAACATTTCTTCGCAATATACCAACAGAAGATATACTAGAGTATTTGAGAACAAGAGATGTGTGGAAAGAGGATTAATACCAAAGAATCATTCTGTAACGAAAGGAAAGAATTATGGAAAGAATAAAATGTATAAGTGGCAACAGTCCTACTGAAAAAGGCGTAACGGTTGGTAGAGAATATTACTGTTTTGAGGTTCACGATGAAAAGATGTTTTTTCGTGATGATTTAGGAAGAATAAATTATATTTATAGTAAAACAATGAATTCTTCTCCCTTGAAGAATGGATTTGAATTTATCATAATAAATTAACTTCAAATATTGATTTGCTATCAATATAAAAATAAAGAAAGGAGAGAGTAATACATAATGTGGGAGAAACTATCTAGAGAAGAAAAGTTGAAGATTGTTAACGTCAGATTGGAAGAAGTAGAAATTGAAATTGAAGAACTCTGCAAGACAAGAGAAATACTAGAAGTCGAACAATTAAAATTAAAATTGAATTAAGGGTATAATAAAATAGAAAAATAAATAAATACATAAGAGGAGGTCAAAAGTGAATAACCTAAAAGAATTAATTAAACAAATTGAAAAAGTGGAAGGTATAAAATTATCAATTACCACTCCAAATTATCTCAAAGCAGATGAGAAAATATTCGAAGATTACCCTTATACTGTACCGATAGGTGGAGACAAAACAGTGGATGATTTATTAAACGAAAGAGTATATCCTATATTACATGCCGTTGAAAATAGTATTGGGAATGAAACTATTTCGATTCCTAAAGATAATGTTATTTATTTACATAATAATTTAATACTTGGATTTAATAATCTTAACCAGATGCTTGAGTGGTTTGATGAAGAATGTAAGCAATTAGACGATGCTGAGAAATCTGAATTAATGAATATGTATAAAGGTACGCATGTTGCTAGATTGATTAAACAGACTATGAGCAAAAAGAAGAAAAAGACTAGGAATTGTGATTAATGTAATCAATTATTCGTTTGAAGTTAATATTTAAAGGAGGTAATTAAACATTAGAAATCAAGATAAATATCCCTATGAAGATTATCATAAAATTATAAATGGAGAATTACATAAGAAATGTGCTTATCATCATAAAATATTTCCAGAAGAGAATTTTTGGTTCCCTTGTACAGAAGAATATTTTTACAAAAATAAGAAAAATAAAAGTGATGGTTTATATCCTGAATGTAAAAAATGTAGTTTAGAAAAAAGTTTAGCTTGGAGACGTAGCCATAGGGATCGTGTCGCAATAGCAGACAAAAAACTAAAAGAAACAAAAGAAGGAAGAAGAGAAAGACTTAGAAATAGTAATACTAAATATAAAGAAAATGGTGGGAGAAGGGAATGGGAAGCAAATAATCGTGATAAGTTAAAAGAATATAATAATTACAGAAGTTTACATAAGACTCATAAAATATCTGATAATGAATGGCAAACCTGTTTAAAATACTTTAATTATTCTTGTGCTTATTGTGGAACGACATTAGAAGAACATTTAATTAAATATAATGAAACTTTACATAGAGAACATGTAGATCATGAAGGTAGTAATGGATTAGATAATTGTGTACCGTCATGTAAGGATTGTAATAGTAGTAAAAGAGCTTCTAAACTGGAAGATTGGTATTATAAAAATGATTTTTCTAGTCACAGCGAAGAAGTTTTAGAAAAAATATATAAATGGATAGAACAAGATTATAAAAAATATTTAGAAGAAAATAAACTAAAAAGAAAATATAAAAAGAAGGCGGTAAAAATACGAGAGGAGATAGCATGAGTAATTACATTTACACCAACCCCTTAGACAAAGGATATAAACAATTCAAATTAACTAAGAAACAACATAATAAATTATTTAAATATAGGCAGATGAGATGGTGTGATAAATATGAGTATTATTATAATGGAAATGAAATATTAATTCATAAGTTTATAAATCTACCAACTAAAATATTAGCAACTATTTTGTTTCCATTTTATTTGCTGTTTTATGGAATGGGTAATTTTAAAGAGTTAATTAAAGAAATGAAAAGCGGATATAATCAAAAGAAATACGGAGCGTTTAGTGTTGATAGCACTACTAATGGATCTAATACATATAAAGCAATTATGCAGTTAATTAATAAATAATGGTTGCAATTTATTCCGTATGGTATTAAAATAATAATATAAATATGAAAGGAGATAATATGGTATTTAAAGTAATCAAAGCATTTCTAAAAGCCAGTTGGAAAGATAGAGTAGAAGTTATCCAATACATCTTTAATAACTTTAAGGAACGGTTTATTAATTATTGGTTTGGTAGAGTTAGCGTACATGGTCAAGATATCCATGACGGAGGAGTTAAGAAACTCTATACATATTCTATTATTGCTGGTCAGTATGGTAGAGGGGTTTGGTTCTCGGATTTAAAGGGTAGTGGACTGTTTAATATTATTGAGAAGGTAAAACAATCACAGGGAAATCGTTTTCAATTACATGTTGATTATGGTTGTGGAGCATACAATGAATACATTTTTAACAAGAGATTGACACGATTGTTGTTAGATCAGTTGATTGAATTGAGTAAACAGGAAATATATAAAGATGAATATGATGAAGATGATGAATGGGAGGATTAAATAATAATGAATGAAGGATACAAAACAAAATTTAATATTGGAGATACTGCGTGGTTTATAGAGGAAGAAACAGAATATGGTGAGATTTGTTCCTGTTGTAATAGCAGGTTGCCAAATAAAGAGATAAAGAAAGTACATAGGGGTTTAGTAAAGGAAATTTTTATAAGTAAAAATTCTGAAAGTTATAATTTGAATAATCCACGTTATCTTTTTGCGGAGAAACTTTATGTGACAAAATATGAAGCAGAATTACATTTAAATGATTAAAAATTATTAGGAAATGTTGGATAGGTTCAGAGTTAAAGAAAGGAGTAAATATGAAAATTAAAGAAATGTTTGATGAAATGAACTACGAGAATATATTAATTTGTTTTGATTTTGAACATGAAGGGACATTAGTTGATTTTATCGAACCAGTGATGGATGAGGTATGTAATTTAATAGGTTATTACATTGAGAACGATGGAGTATCCGAATATTATCATAAAGATAGTATTAAGTGGATGAGGTTTGTAAAGTCAGAATAGAAGAACTGTTCGATAATGAAAGGAGTAAATATGCAATATAAATCTAAAGGATCATTGGTAGTTCCAGGTTGTACTCCATCTCCTATGACAGCATTTGATAATAGAAGTTGTAGGGAAAGAACTGGTTGTATAAGAGAATGTATACCAAAGAAATTAAAATGCCAATGGTGCGAAAGTATGAATTCAAGACTAAGTGTACTTGAAGAAATAGAAAGTGGGAATGATGTTCATATATGCGGTAATTGTAGAGAGACAATAAAGGACGATATTGTTTATGGTGACTTATCAAAACCACCTAAGATTGATGCAGGGAATAGGTTTGCATGAAAGAGTTGATTGGATCAAATTTAGAGAAAGGAGTTTAATATGGATATAAAAACAAAATTAGCAATAGGTGAAAGAGTATTTGTAATTTGGCAAAATACAAATGCAATTCATGAAATTTGTCTGGTTTGTAATGGGAAGAAACAAATAAGTCTTAATAATAATGAATATGAATGCCCTGAATGTTATGGTGATGGTTATAAAGTTAAATATGAACCTGAATGTTGGAGGGTAGCACAAAATGATTATGCTACAGGTAAAGTTAGAAGAATAGACATTGAAATTACTAAAAAAGGTATGGAAATAAATTATTTTCCTTGGGGTGAATCGGGGAATTATTTTAAAGAAGAAAATTGTTTTAAAACATTAAAAGAAGCTATGGATGAATGTGAAAAGAGAAATAAAAGTGAGGTGAGAATATGAAAATAATAGCTACGAGTAATTTTGATCGAGATGATTATAGTGAATATGTAATTTGTGATAGTGTGGATGAATACTGGGGTAAAAAGATTGAAAAGTTTTTACAGAGTCAAATGAGAAATGATAGTAGTACATGGCCTGTGCTTAAACCAGATGATTATATACCGTTTGTTTGGGAGCCGTAAAAATAAAAAAGGAGGATAAAATTAATGAATGTATTAGAAGCGGTTGGATGGTTAATAGAAAATCCAGATAAAAAAGTTAGAGAAATAAGTAATGGAGTTGCTTATTATATGTGGTTTAATGGTCAGGGTTATTTAAGAAGGTCATATATAAGTGGCGAAGGGGAAGTTAGTTTTACTGGTTATACTGCATCAGGAAATTGGCAACCTATTTCATGGGAAGAAGATGAAAGAGTAATCAAATACAAAGATAAAATAAATCAGATTAAAAACGAATATGAAAAAGATAAAAGTTATTATGAAGAAATAATTGAAGACTTAAAACCTATGGGATATAAATCATTATAAAAGCCTAAATTTATTATGAGTGGAAAGGAGATTGTTAATGGCAACAATATATAGATGGAAATGTGATATATGTGGTCAAGAATTTGGAGAGGATGACGCTGGATTTAAAACACGGAGTTCCCTTTATGTTAAAATTCCTACATTACCAGGAGATCATTCTGAAGAATATGGATTTGATGATACTTGTTTAAACTGTAGAACCGAACTAAGCATTGCTATAGAGAAGAAATTAAGTGAACTAAAAATAATATAAATATCTGATTTTATTTGGAAAGGAGAAAGATTGAGTGTATAGAGATAAATTAAATAATAATACATATTTTAGTGATGAGCTTGATAAGAATAATAATATTTCTACTTATGTATTAAGTGTTGATATGAATGGTGTATTAGATAATATAGAAACAAGAGTTAATGAAATAAAAGATATACTAGATTCGATTCAAGGATTATCAGAAATTGACGAAGTAAAAGAATTATTAAAAACCTTATCTAAGGATTTATATTAAAAAATTCAAAATAGGTATGCCATAAATCCCAATATATAGGCATCCATTTTTGCATCAAATACGAAATTGGTAACAACTTAGAAAGGAGAAAAGTGTGTATAAAATAAAACTTACATATTTCAAAGAAAGTGGTAAATATTATACAGAAGATTTCTACGAAACAGATAAACTTTGGATGTTTGAAATAATTGAAGAAGTAAAACAAATGAAAGAAGGACAAAGACTTCCAGGCATTAGTGGTAATGAGTGGATTATTCATATTGAGGCAGAAGAATCTCATCCTAATGGATATCCATGCTTAATATTATAAAAACAACATCAATCTTACCTTTGGATACAATATTAAAATAAAAAAATATAAGAAAGAAGGAATATTATAATGGAAAATACGGATATTTTAGAAATTGTTAAACAAAAGATGGCTCAAGAATTTATTGGAGCAATGGGTGATGATTTAAAAAAACAAGTATTAAGTGAAGCAGTTATGAAGGAAATTAAAGGACTCTGGATTGATAGTACAATTAAAGATTTATTAAGAGCAGAAGCATTAGAATTCGCTAGAGAATATTCGCAAACTTTTGAAGTAACAAACGCTTTAAAATCAAAAGCAAAAGAAGCAGTAGATGACTTAATGGATGGCATAATTAAGACTTTAGGACAAGAATTAGAGGATCATATTAAAAGTAAATATAGACGTATTTTATCTAAAAATAATAAATACGGAGATGTAAATTCATAACCAAAGTTTGATTAGATAATGATTTATTCTATCTAAATTTACGCTTAACCCCTATTCCACAATACCATAATACGCATTATATAGTGAGGTGATAAACATGCATGAAATGTGGTGGTTAGAATTTAGTTGTATCTTAATGTTGGGTATTTTACTAGGTTGGCATTTAAGACAATTAATCATAAAAGATACGAAGCAAACAAATAATACATAGAAAAAGAAAGGACTATTTATGTTACAAAAATTAAAGAAATTATGGTATCAAAATCAGATTAATAAAAGTAACCAAGAATATGAAGATACATATGAATTTATTTGGGGAATTAAATCTAGTGATGATCGAAGCAATAGTAGTGAAGCAAGTCTGTATACTCTGAATAATATTGATATAACTTATAATAAGAAAGATAAAACATATTCAGTTAGCATCGAAACTGCATATGAATTTAGAAATGGAATGGTTGGAGAAAAGTTATATATTAAAAATCTATTTAATAAATTGACTGAGTGGATGATTAGTAAAGGATACGATACAACAATAGAAGCAAATATATATGATATTTTTGCTAACGGAAATAATATTAATACTGATTTTGAAAGTTTGGAAGAGTTATATGCTACTTTTAAATGTTTGGTTGATGGATTTTGTAATTAGGAAAGAGGGATATTATATGGAACAAGTAGTAATTACAAATAATTATACAATTCAAAAAATATATGATGAAATAAAGTGGATTAAGAATGAAGCAGAAAGTTTTAAAGGATTTTTAGAGTATCAGAATTTGAATCAAAATATAAAGGAAAATACAGATATTTATATTCAACATATTATAGATAGTTGTGATTCTATTAATAATCTAATTGAAATAGAAAAATAAAAATGCTGCTAAAAACTACGGCGATTTGCAATATCCGCAAATAACCGAAATATTCAATTAACGTATACCCCCATATGGTATAAGAAATTACTATTATATTAGTGGTAGGGGTATAGAAATGCCAATATAATAATGTTTCTAAAAAATTAATATAAAAATGGAAGGAATAAGAGATATGAAATGTTATGATTGTGATTTTTATAAATCAGGTTATCAATGGAATGGCTGTGGAGTTACAGGTGATGAGTATTTTCATACGGTTTTAGATTGTACTTTTGTAAATGATGATCAGACAATTAATGAAGAAGAATTAAATAAAGCTTTTGGTGAACCATTAAGTGAATAAAAGTCCAATTTGGTATTAATATGAAAGGAGAAAATATATGAATACTGTTGATTGCCCGTATTGTGGTAAAGAAAATGATATGTCAGATGCATTATATGATGGTTTAAGTGACGATAATAAATTAGATTGGGAATGTGAAAAATGTGAAAAAGAATTTGAAGTTTATGTTGAATTTGAACCATCGTTCAGTGCTAGTAAAATAGAATACGTAAAATGTGATTTATGTGGAAATTCAACAAGAGATGTTTATCATAAAGGTCGCATATTTCCTTTCCCTAAGAACTTAAAAGATATGAAAATTTGCTATAAATGTTGGATTGAAAATATATCGAGTGAATTTTAAAACCCGATATAATGGGATTCTTAAAGTCTAAAAACAACACAAAACTGCGATTTGGTAATGAAAGGAGTAGATAATGTATATTAAATATTATTGGGATACAAATAATAGAGATAATTATGAAGAAATAGAAGTTTCAGATAACGCAACAGAAGATGAAATTCAAACACGCATAGATGAATATGTGCAAAATAAAGAAATTATAGAATCACTTATAATTTTAGCTAATGGTTGTAAAACTCATTCTTCATACAGAGCAAAACGTAAAGTAATTACTTGGTGTGAGACTTGCAATAAAATGTGGGATGTCCGACAAGAACTAATTAATCGTTATAAAATATTATTATAAATGGGTGATTTGCAGTTAACCTTTAGAAAGGAGATAATTATGAAAGTTTCACAAGGATCTATAGATAGTTATATTAATAGTATAAAAATACTATTAAATGAATTTCATAATTTAAAAGATAATGAAATAGAAACAAAAATGTATTTACAAAACGGTTCGATTTTAAATATTGATGAAATTATTGAGGAATTTGAAGGATATTTAATTGAAGCAATGTCTTTTAGTCCAATATATTAAAATCGCTTCCAAAGATAACATTGGCCATGATTTAGGAGGTAATTACTTGACAAATTGCAATGATTGTAAACTAATAAATATAACTGAAAAACAACAAATAGATAAGGGGTTAGATCATATATGTTTAAAGCATAACGTCAGAGTTATTCATAGAAGCAATAACCCTAAAATCGAACATTATTACATATATCCATGTGAACAATGTAATGGGAATGATTTTATATCAAGAATAGATGAAACATTTATTAGAGGCAAAAGAAGCAAATTACCTTTATATTATGATGATTTTGAATTTAACCAAGAAGAACTTAATGAAGTAATTAAAACTTATTTGAATGAAGATATAATAATTAAACCTAAAGTTGAAAACGGGAAAGTTTTGTTAGATAGAAATAATCCAGATCATCGTTATATTATGGAAGATGAATGTTAAAGCCAATATGAAGAAACCCATTATATAGGGCTTTAACTTTAAACCAAAGAATCGATTGATCACATTATTAGAGAGGAGATATTTTATGGACTCAAAAGAAGCAATTGAGGAATTGAAAAGTTATGCAGAAAGTTCATGGGGAGCATTAAACGAAGTATTTGAAAAGGCAATAGAATCACTTGAAAAACAAACACCTATAAACATTGATATATTTGATTATGGTAAAGCGCATTGTCCTGTTTGTAAAACTGATATTCATGGTATAGGAAAAATAAGTTTTTGTTTTAAGTGCGGACAAAAATTAAAATGGTAATTCATTTCAAAATAAACCTTTTAACATGAAATAAAACCTATTGACTTAATTGCATTAAAAGTATAAAATAAATATGAGGTAAAAATAACATGAGAGACAAAAATAGAATTGAACCGATGCTTAATAATTTAAAAGAATTGTGGTGCAAACAACCTGATCTAAGATTATGTCAATTGCTTTTTAAAATAGCCACAAAATCTGGTTGGAAAAGTACAGATTTATTTTATCTTGAAGATCAAATTATCGCAGATCAGATTAAAAAAGACTTAGGATCAATTTAACAATTCATTTAGAAAGGAGATTATAAAGTTATGAAAACAATATTTACCGTCTTATTTTTTGCTTGTGCTATAAAAACTTATCCTTATTGGAGTTATAAAGCATATTTAGATAGATGTGAAATTAATGCTCAACATCCTGATTTCATACCTTATAGTGGTATGAAGTGTGTTAGTTTCCCAACCGATACAATTAGTAAATTCGATACGCTTTGTTGTATAGGTGTTTTAGTTTTTGGGATCTTAATGATGTATTCATATTTTGTTAATATATTGAAATGAAAACTACGATTTATCACGTTATTTGAAAGGAGGAACTAGTTTATAATGGATAGTGAATACTTAAATATGATTGAAGAAATTATGGAAAAGAAACGTCAAGCAAATCCACTTAATCAAGAAATAAGTAAATTATTTAATAAAATGTATCCATCGGATCAGTTTTATAATGTATTTAAATTAGGATATGTTCATGCATTGTCGACCCTTAAAAATGATGTTAGTAAATATTTTTGTAAAGATTGTAATGAATATCTTGACATGATAATCAAAGTAAATAGAGAAGATGAAACTACAAATGAATATTTTGAAAAACTATTAAAATAAAAATGAATAAACAGTTAGTTTAGTAATGAAATAAGAAAGGAATATATATGAGCGAGATAACTGATAATCAATGGTATGCAATAGATTTATTAAATGAATATTATCAAATTGGATTTAAAGGTAAAACAAAACGAGATGCAATTGAATTTATTAAATTACATAAAGAAAAATATGAACAGGCAAAAAATAATAAACAGAGAGATAGGAATCAAGAATATAATGATTGGTCATGTGATGATCATGATACTTGGTGTTAAAATATTGCTTCCAAATTTCTCTTTGGTGTTAACTTTTAAGAAAGGAGTAACTTATGCAAGTAGGTAAGATTGAGCAATTAACAACAAATAATAATTTATTTAATGTAATACATAGTCAAACTAAAACAGCAAAATTATCATATGGAAGATATTATTGTGAATGTGGAAAAGAAGTAGTGCATGGAGATAATTATTGTTCTAAGTGTGGAGCTGGATTAAAATTTATTAAATGTGAACATAAAGAAAGCTATTCAGTAAGTTATATGGATTATGATCGTACTTGTTATTGGATTTATTGTAAGGAATGTAATACTCCATTGGCAGATGTCGGATTGTTTGAATATAGAAGAATAAAAGATAAATATAATGTTGTAGAAGAAAGGTAGATAATATGACAGACGATACATATAAATTACAACAACTCTTATATTTTAAGATGCAGTTATTACAAGCAGAAATAGCAATGAATTCTATGATAGCGGAAAATAAACAAAGAGAAATCTTATATCAATCAATGGCTTATGATGCAGAAGCATTTATGAATTTGATTGATGAATATGGGATACATCATAATGCATTTCCGTTTTAAAAATCATCATGAAAATTGTGTTTGATTAAAATATAAAAATATAAAGGAGTAAAATATGAATAGTAAAGAACAAAAAACATTAGATGAATTATATAATTTAATTATAAAAACTCAGCAAGAAAATAAAAAACTGATAGAAGAAATTAAATCAGTTAATGAAAAAGTTGATAAAAAACATGAACCAATTTATTTAGAAAGAGATATTCTTCAGGTTCTACAGGCATCAATGCAAAAAGCAATTCAAGATTGTCTAAGTGGGTATAGCAGTCCATTGACCAAACTTGTTAACAATGTAGTTGAAAGTAGATCAACTGAGTTAAGAAAAATCATTGCAGATAGTTTTGATGAAGCAATTTCTAAAGATGAATTTAAGTTAGCAATAAGAGAAGGATTTTCACATAAAATTGCCAGAACACTTATTAGTAATAATGGTGGATTATTTGATAAGGTAAGCAATGAATTGAAGCAAGATGCTATATTTAAAGGGAAGATGGCGATAGCGGTAGCAAATGTGGTTAATGAGTGTATGGAAGAGAGAAATAAAAATATATAAATGAAAGAAGGAAATTATTAATGAAGAAAAAAATATCTCTATTAATTATATGTATTGTTTTATTAACATCTCTAGCTGGTTGCACACAAGCAGAAAGAGTATCATCTAACCTTTCTAAAGAAGCTGATAATTTTAATGTTGTTCGCCAATTAACAGTAATTAATTGTATCCAAGGAGATGTGCTTTTTCAAATGACAGGAAAGATGTCTATTTACTCAGACAACACAGACCATCAACTTGAAGTTACTGTAGAAGATGCAAATGGACTTTACCAAAAACATTTTATAGGTCTTAGTGACAATGTTACCTATGTTGTTGAGCAAAAGCAGTATAAAAATGTCAGCAATTATCAATATACATTGAATTATAATCCTAAAATGTGGATTCCTGTTGATATTAAGACTATTGATTAAATAGTTAAATTCAATACTGTATTTCATTCAAAAATATAAAATAATAAGGAAGATAAATTGTATGAGTAATAATGTAGGATTTAGTTATGGTGTTATGGGCGATTCTTTAGAAGAACAAGCAAATAAACAAGGTTATACTCTTGGTAAAGAAGCTGAAAAGTTTGAGAAAATTAGAGAATCAATAAATATGTGCATGTTTCATGTAGCAACAGAATCTCAAACATCTGCAATGACAAAGAAATTACATAATAAAGTTATTAAAGCGTTAAACCCAATTGAAAATTAAAGAGGTGATCTTTTGCATAACTGGAACGATGAAAAACTAAAACGACATTACGACAGAACATTAAAACACGCAAAAGAAGATAGATACAGTTTTACAGAAGAAGAACTGAGTAACCCCTACTTAGATAAATTATCACATCAAACTAAAAGTAGTAGGATAATGAGAATGATTACGCTTGCTTATTATTTAGGTAAGTTGAAAGGGATTCAAGAAATTGATGAGGGTAAGACACCTGTGGTATTAAGATAGGAAGGAGAGTGAGTATTATAAAAATTACATGTGACTGTGGTAATGAAATGGAGTTTAATACTATTGATGAAGAAACAGGGTTAGAAGCTAATATTACTGAAGATGAAGGGCAATATGCGACAATAGATCATTCTAAATTTAATTTGTGGGAAATGCATGATGTAGTCGGTATTGTCTGTAATAAATGTGATAAAGCAATTTGGTGTTTTTGTTAATATTAAAATCATGAGCAAAGGCGCATTTGGTTAAAAAATAGATGCCTAAAGATTGGGGTTTATAAGATTTAGAGAGGAGGTAATTTTATGTATCAAGTT